TCAGATCTGCAAAAAGAAATGACCGCCATCAGCATAAAGGTTAGGTCAAATCCCATAGGCATCCTTGGCTGACCGCTTGTGGCAGCGCCCCTTTTTCTTCATTATACCGCAAAAACTGAATGTGTCAATGAAAACCAGAATCGTCCGAACGTGGATGGCTCTGGTTTTCTTGGTTTTCAACCATTTTCGTGACCTCGCGGAAATGGTAACTTGCGTATAACTTGCTTACAACTTGCGTACAACTTGCTTACAACTTGCGTGTGTTTTTCGTGCGTTTCGCGTGCTATTTTCCCATAGTTGAATGGAGCGTTGCGACCAACTTACGACCTGCTTGCAATCTATTTCGTGACCTCACGAAGTTGATTCAAATCCGCACAACGGCAGACTTGTACAGTTTCTTCACACCGTTCACGACGACTACCTCGCGGTTCTGCGAAACGATTTCCTTCCCATAGGTTTCGATAGGGGAAATATCATTCGCGTCGCAGGAAGCCTCCAGCGCCACCAGATCGCCGGGTTTCAGCGGCAATCCAGTCGAGGCGGAAATAAATTCGTTTTCTTGGTTTATCCGGTACTCGCCGGGTTTGTAGAACATCGGCATCCCTCCAATCTCATCCCATTCTAACATATGGAATCTGAAATTTCTACATGACTTGTAAATTTAGTCGGGAACGCAGAGTTCATAACCGTACCGCTTGATGTGGGACGGGGGATAGTACACATTCTCAGCCCGCGAAATCCATACCGGATTCTTGCGGTTGCTGATTCTTCCTTTTTCGAGCACGATGTTTTGACCACGCTTCTGAACTGTGATTTTCGCACCAAGTGGGAGATTTTGCAGACTGTTCGGGTTTTTCCTATCAGCAGCCTTTTGTACCGCATTGTTCCGGCAATCCTCCCGCCATTCCAACGCCCATTCGTAATCGCATGGGGAGAGCAGTTCCAGGATGGAGAGCGGGCAGTCGCGCTCGCAAGGCCCTTCGGATTCGTCCATGTCTTTGTATCCAAAGTCAAAGTGTGCATGGCGATCTACGCTCGTCAGGCATACGCCGGCGAAAACGTAGGGTTCCTGGCCGGGTCTGCTTCTCTCACAAGCACCGTACCACGTCGCGCCCACCATTGTAGATTTCAGAACGCGGCATTTGTCTCCGGTTTCTTCATTGTTCCATGTGTACAGATCGTCGCACTCTGCTTTGCGGTCGATGTTGCCCTTTCTATCGTAGAATTTCGCACATTGCCAAGTCCAGCCCATTTTATGTACCTCCTATATATTTTCTGGATGATAGCCGTAATCGTATGTCAGGAAGTCCTGCACTTCCTGTTCGGTCATAAGCCGCGCCATTTTTGAAATCGCTTCGATATTTTCCGCGCATTTCTTCTTTCCGTCTTCATCGATATATTTGCTCTGTTCCCACATGGAGTTTTCGTAGCGCATATATTCCGCTGCGGACATTGGCGTTCTGTTCGTACAATCAGAACTCAAAAACGCATAGGAAATTTCCCAGTTGTCTGAAATATCTACAATCAACTGGCCGTTGTTGTTATCCTGTTCATCAAAAACAAACCGGTTAAATGGTTCATTCTGAAAAAGTTCTTCCCATTCTTTGATAATGTCACTGTGAATTTGATAGTCGTGCATATCAAAGTTTACATCGAACACACGGCGCAACTTCTCCCACCATGCTGAATTAAATCTGAGACTTTTTCCGCACTGCCGAACGGAATCAATTTCTTCGATGCCCCATCTGGCGCGGGAGATCATACGCTCTGCAAAGTTCCACTGATAGTAATTTGCGACAATAAGATTTCCACTGCACCGGACGTAGATTTGTGACCGCTGCCCCATAGCTTATGTACCTCCTGAAATTTTTGTGGTTTGCTGTTCTATGTTTGATTCTGCCGGGAAGCGGGATTTGTCCTGCTCCCCGGTAGATATTTTTACTTTTCAATGTCCTTGCAGATGTCTGTGGAGTATTCACCGACTGAAATCTTCCATTTCTCTCCGCTGCTCGTCCAACCGATTCGCGGCTTTTTGTTGACGGTCTTACCGGTAGCTTGGTTTTTCAACGTGACGGTTGCAGCCGTGGCTTTAGTGACCTCCCACGTGTCCGGAACCCATGCACCGGCCTGAAGGGTGCTGACGGTGAATTCCTCGCCGACCTTGAACGGGTGCGTCGGCTTTACCTCTTCCTCGGCTTTGACGATCTCCAAAATCTCAGCGTAGGCGGCAGTCAGATTGAATCCGTTCGGCGTGCGATAGATAATGTTTTTCGGGCCGGTTCGCAGGACGGTGCAGTCGTTGTAATGTTTGATTTTCACGACGTAGCCCGGCTTGATGTTCTCTTTGCTGAACTGCACGCCGCCCTGCGCGTCGATGCAGGACTGATAATAGCAAAGGCGGGAAATCTCGGATTCCAGACGTTCTTCTGCGTCTTCAATCCAGCGCTCGATCTCTGCACGCTCGATAGGCGTACCATCGAAGCGCTTCTGCTGTTCTCCCATTCCGTCACATTCCAGCATGGCATGGTAGTGGTCGAGATTTTTCTGGATGGCCTTGATGTTCTTTTGTGCATCTTTCACGCGGCGGTCGCAGAATGCCTTATCCTTGGATTTTTCCAGATTTGCTGTTCTGCGTGCGACTTCCGCCCGCTTCGCATAATACTCGGATTTTTTGAATTCTTCGAATCCACGGTCAAACGCGGCAAACATGCGCTCGCGCTGCCGGGTGAACGCGCGCCCGGAAGATGTGTTGATGTTCGGCTGCGTGAAAAAGGCAATATCGCCGTGCATGTCGTTGATGGGTTTTTGAAGCTGTTCCGCGCGTCCGGCGGCTGCGTCCGATCTTGCGTCCATGCGGTCAGCCCTTGCTTCTGCACGTTCTGCCTTGCGCTCCATTTTTTCCTCGAAGCTCAAGGTTTCGCCGGTTTTTCCCTGATTCTCCGCGCCAAGGCTCTTTGCAACCTGTTCTGCTCGCCAGAGGTTCGGGATTTTTGCGCGGCTGACCCAGCAGCCGCCGTATCGTGAAAAGAGGAAGTTACTTTTGATGGCGGATTTTTCTGTGTCGGAAAGCGCCTGGTATTCGGATTTGTCAAAATGAAGCTCCAGTTTTTCCGTTTCGCGGTTGATGATGTAGTACATGTTAGTTCCTCCTATGTATTTTGTTCTATCTTCTATTCTACAGGAAGGGCGGGTTTGTCCCGCCCTTTTTAAAATCAGGCGCTGAGAATGTCGTAAACCTCCTGCGATTCGTAGCGGATGACCGAATTCCCGGCTTCGTCCGTTCCGTCGTACATCGGCCCGCAGAAATTCTTGAGCTTCGGTGCGCCTTGCAGCTCGGCCCGGCAGGATACGCTGTGGAATTCTCCGGCGGTCTCGAATGCTTTTTTCAGATGTTCGACGGTTTCAAATGTCTCAACGATCATGCGCGGCTGCGGGTCATCCTGGTTCATGCTGACAACCTTATAGATCTTTCCCTTCGCCTGAATTTCTGCGAGGTGGACGCGCTCCGATTCTTCGGCAAGCTTCGATTCCTGCGGGAATCTGTCTGCGATGGAATAAAACAGGTTTTTGTCGAAGCAAAGGAAGCTTCCGGGCTGCTTCCATGCGGTTTCCTGCCAGCCGGAAAAAATCGCGATGGGTTTTGTGCCATAAAATCGCATGCCGTAAACCATGCGGCCGCCGCGCTTTTTAAAGCAGATGGTCAGAGCTTCGTTGTACTGCGCATAGGGCTTTACCTCGGCGGAAACGGCACTTATGTGCAGGAAATACGCGCAGCCGAGTTCGCCCTCCACGGCGAGGGTCAGTCTGGGGTTTTTGGATTTTGCCGCATCGTTCACGGCGAGGGCGATTTTCTGGTAGATTTCGAGCTGTTTCATTGTATGTAGCCTCCTGTGTTTATATATTTCGTTCTATGTTCTGTTCTACGGATATTCTCGTTCTGTCCCGCTCGCCGGAAGATTATTTTTCCGGCTGTTCATCGTCCAGATATCGCGCGGCGATGTTCCAATGGTAGATCGTGTCCAGCTCGCAGCCGCGCCCGAAATGTCCGAGGCTCAGATAGTCCAGCTCGTCGCAGCAGAGGTCATCGTCCCAGAAATCCGGCTCATACTCCGCGCGGATTTTTTCGGATTCTGCCTGCATGATCTCGCTGGCCTTTCCAAAATCGGAATATACGCCGAGGACTTCCACGCCGTCATTGTCTGGCGTTGTCCAGTTGTTCGTGAGAATGTAAAAAAGCATGGTTTTTCCTCCTGTTCTGTTCATGCTGACTGTTCGGCAGTCTCTGCAAATTCCTGTGAGATTTTGAAAAGCACCATTTTTTTGAGCGCCTGCCGGCTCATGGCGGCTTCGTCGCAGATGTTCGATCTGTTCCAGACGCGGACGCGGAAAACGCCGTTGTCGATGTCTGCGATCTCGCGGTAGATGCAGACCGTCACACCGCCTGAGAAGCAGAGCTTTAAAGCGTTCATGGTGCTGGCATCGCCCCGGAAGATCTTCATGCCTGCATCAAACAGCTTCGAGGCGGTTTCTTCGGAAAATGCAAGGGCGTGCTGCTCGACGTTCTCAAAACAGCCGAAGACGTTTTTTACGTCGTGGTGTGCGATAAATTCCATTTTTTGTGCCCTCCCTCAAAAAATCAGGTTTACGAGCGCGTCCGCGCTGAAGATCAGGAAAAAGACGATGGCAAGTCCTGCGAGCTGGCAGGCGAGCTTTGCGATGGCTTTGATGTTTTCGTTCATGGGTGATTCCTCCGTTTCGGTTGTTTATCTTTACATATTCATATCTACACAGAATCTGCGTTTGTCCCGCTGCTTGAGAAATTTTTCTCCCTGCTTCCAGCATACCAAATGGAAAAAGGAACTATGCAACACGCAGGCAAAAAGAAAAGCCGCCCCGGCTGGAGCGGCTTTTTTCATGCTCGGGTGGTCAGCGGCTGGACTTGCGCGGCGGTGAAGAAGTGGGAAAGCTTCAGGCGGCAATAGCCGCCGGTTTTTTGGGATTCTTCCGTGTCCGGGAGATCGTCCGCCTCTTTTCCTTTGATATACTTCCAGATCGAAAAGCTCGCGACGGCGTGTTCGCTCCTTTTCACTGGCCGCGCTTCGTGCGCGGCTTTTTCTGTCTTTATATCTACGCGATTTTTCAATTTGTCCCGGCCATCGGCAAAAAATTTTCGGAAAACGCAAAAGAAAAAGCAGCGCCCGGCTTTCGCTAAGCGCTACTATACCCCGAAGTTTTCCGGGCGCTCTGTTCAGTTTTTCAGTGTCCGTCCATCAGCCCAGGAGTTTTCCGGCGTCCCTGTTCAGGCCGTCAGTCTCCCAGAGTTTTCGAACCTGCCTGTTCAGGCGGTAAGTCCCCAGAATTTCCGGGAGCCGTCTGTTCAGCAAGTAAACGTTCGAGGCGCCTATTTAGTGCATCGATAGTATCTCCGCTATGCGCTTTGATCTCAGCCGCGCGCGCAGATTCGAGCAAAGAAATAGCGGCCTGTTTTTTCTGCCACATTTCAAACTCGCGCGCTGCCGTCGATTCCACTGCACGACGGATAAACGCAGACGCGCCCTTATCACCTGCCCGCCAGGCGGCCCCCACTGCAACGCTTAAAATATCGCCCGAAATCGTGAGCTTGTTTATATCGGCGGGCGGAACATAGCCTTTTATGATTTCTGCATACATAAGTATGTAATTCCTCATTTTCCGTGGATCGCACGAAGGCACCGTAGCCCCAAGATGATATACATCATAGTTTTGCGCGTGTGCAGTGTAGTGGCATCTATGGCATAGTGTAACGCCGTTCTCAATATCAAGCGCGTCAGCCGGGAATTTTGTTCTGCTCTTTATATGGTGCGTTTCGAGTTTTTCCGTACTGCCACAATAAATGCACCTGTTCCCGTCCCGACTTTTTACGACCTTCGCCCAGTTGCCTTGCGTAACATAATAAGCCATAAATTCACCCCCTATTTGTTTCTGTTTTGTATTCTACCGGGTTTCACATGTTTGTCCCGGCTATAGCCGTATTTTTTTATTGCGGCTTTTCCGGGCTTGGTTCGATCTGCTGCATGATCGTCTGTCCGTCCTGGAGAACGAAGCCGACCACGACACCGCACCCATACGCGCCCGCGATCTGCTCCAAGTCCGCGACGCTCCAAGTATTGCGCTTTAGGCGCTGGCTGATGTTTTGCGGCGTACTATTAAGCCGCCCGGCCATATCCGCCGCTGTGCTATCACACTCCAGAAGCAGCCGCTTTATCATTTTTGAGATATCCATACATTTACCACCTTTCCGCGCCGCCTGTCTTTTTATCTACCGCGTGCGCTGGATTTGTCCCGATTATAAATCATTCAGTTGAATTTGTCAATTATGACAGAAAAAACATCAACTATTTGGTCAATTTGCTAATTGAAAAAATAAACCGTAGCGTTTATAATCAATACATCAAATGAAACAACGAACGCCACAAGGGCGCAGGCAGAACGCCGGAAAGGATACAACAATGGAAAAGATCAACAACATCATCAGCAACGCCGCCCAGATCACACTCCCGCAGCGTGTCGCGCTGTATGTCCCCGGCACGCAGGGACCCGCCACCGCAACCGATAACGCCGCGCAGGTGGAGCGCATCGCGGCGGAGTTCTCCCGGATGTTTGGCGGCGCGACCGCCCAGGAATCAACTGGCTTTTGGATGTCCGACACCGCCGGGCTGGTCCGGGAGTCCGTGACTATCGTTTACGCCAACTGCACCGCCGAACAGCTGGAAAAGCACCTGGCCGCCGTCGTGGAACTCGCCCGGCAGATCAAAGCCGAGATGCAGCAGGAAGCGCTTTCATGCGAAATCGGCTCCACTCTGTACATCATCTAACCACCAACCACCCCGGCGGCACATGCCGCCGGGACAACCTGAAAGGAGCCTACACCGTGAAACACGAAACCGCACCAGCCCCGGCAATCATCGCCAAACTGACGAACGAGAAGCTTTTGAAAGCGTGGGAAACAACGGAATTCCTCAGCACATCACCAGAAACCGCGATCACGCGCGGCTGGATCATGGACGAACTCGAAAAGCGCAACCCCAGCGCGTTTAATGCGTGGCTGGATTCAGAAAGCCCGGAAGATTCCACCTTGCGCCGGTACTTCACCGAGAACTGAAAGGAGATCAACACCATGAGTAAAGCCCAGATCATGCGCAAGGCGTGGAGCCTGTACAACGAGATCACCACCGCGGCGCCGGAGTGCCGCAGCCGCGCACAGTTCGCGCTTTGTCTGAAAGAAGCGCACCGCATCGCAAACACCGCCGCGAACGCCCGCCGCGAGTGGGAGCAGCTGACCGGCGCGCAGCAGTTTGAAGCCTTAACGCGCATGACGTGGGCGGTCCGGAAGCGCGCAGAAGCCACCGGACGCGGAATCGATACAGAATGGATACGCACCCCGGACGACGCGCAGACCGTCGCCGCCGACGCATGGCCGCGCGTTTTGTCTGCGCTGGACCGCAACGACCAGCGCGAGGACCCGCGCCCCCTTGTGTTTATCCTTTACGCCGCATGCACCCAGGCAGCGCACAGCATCAGCCGCGCCGAAATCCGGCACGTTTCCGCCTGCATCAGTGCCGACGCCATCGCCGCAGCCACCCCCGACACCAACAACGGGCAAAGCCTGCTAGACATCCGCAGCAGCTGCACCGCCGCCCCGATCAGTGGAGACCCCGAAGAAGGATACACCATCCGCGCCGCCATTGACGCAGCCGCAGCCGGAGACGATGCAACGCGCGAGATCATAGCGCGCCTTGCCGCCGGGTACACCGTCCGCGACATCGCCGCCGCTATCGGCATGAGCAAAAGCGCAGTACAAAGACGCATTGACAAGGTCCGCGCCGCATACCTCGCGCAGATGCAGGCATAACAGCACCACGACACCACCAGCCGCCCCGGACACCACCGGAGCGGCTTAATCATGCCTAGCCCATCATATCACCCCGCCGCTACCGCCAAAGACCGCCAGCAGGCAACCAACACCCCCACGGCTTCCCTATCACGTCACCGCCCCGCCGCCCTCGCGTATGCGCGCGCGCGTACTATATTATAATCGCGCGCGTGCGCGTGTGTTATTTGCCCGCGCAGTATAAAAAGAAATACTAGAGTACACCAAAGAGCCAACCACCACGACAAACCAGAGCCAACCAACGCCCACTTGATCAAGAGTTCACCCACTCAAGCAAGCATTCAGCAGGTCGAAAGAGAGGACACAAGGAGGGCGGGGAAGAAGTGTTCGGCTTTCCGGCGTGTTCAGGCCATTGTGAAACACTGCACCGAAATGTTTCACGGATTTTCTCCGCCAAAGTCGGAGTTTTTGAAATCAGAATAGGCCAGTTTTTGCAGAATTACCGTAAAACTTTACTGTAATGCAGATATTCGTTGACATTTCTATGTGAAATGTAAACGGGTATATGGCATCGTCGAGCATCAAACTCCAAGCGCCCATTTTACAATTCCCAACGATCAATTATACGCGCTATCGCTGTTAGCTCTTCCCCCTACTTCCATGTTCCGCATCGAATCCCGCCCAAGTGTTCCCCGTGGCATGTCCATTGCCGCGATAGCTTCTTAATGTTTCACATTATTCCTCACCGCGTAAGCATATACACAATCCCACACAGTACCGTCGCGCACCATCCGGCCAAGAACTGGGTTGTTCTTTTTGTGCCCATAGTGGGGTATTTTCTAATTCCTGAGCAAAAAAATGAAACCGGGATAGGGGATACCCAAAAAATAAAATTTGCGCGGTTGCCTTTCGGCAACATAAGAGAAGTCCTACGGACGCATAGTGGGTAAGGCTTGCGTATATGGCAGACGGCAGGCGGGGCAGTGTTGCATGTTTCCTTTTGGCGTTTGCTATACTGAGAATGTAAGGGAGGTTTGAAGGATGTTTTTTACATTCCAGTGCGATTATTGTGGAGCCACGGTAACACGTGAGAGGAAGCATGGGCGCTATCCGCACAGATTTTGTGGGTATTCATGCGCGGCGAAGTGGAGGGCGAAAAACGGATGCGCTCCTACTGGCCCAAGAAGCGTGGCTGGTGGGCTTCCACATAAGAATGTGCGTATCAGGATGACGAAGGAATTGGAATTATTTCCGGAGTTCCGGCCGGAGTGTGGAGAAACGTATCCTGCGGAGCGGTACGCAGGGCAGGGAGGAATAAGGAGACCGGGATATGTGATATGTGTGAATGGGCATCGGATAAATATCCGGGCGGATGAGTGCGTGGAGGTGTGAGGGTAAGCTTGAGGGAGATTTTATTCAGAGGCAAGCGAGTTGACAATGGCGAATGGGCATATGGGTCGCTGGTTGTCCGGAAGAAAGAGGATGGCGTGAAGAAATACTTCATCAGTGGATTCACCCCATTTGAGAAGGCGGGAGAGGTTCAGGCGGAGACGGTTGGGGAGTTTACCGGATTCATAGATATGGCTGGGAAAGCCGTGTTTGAGGGCGATGTCGTGGAAGACCTTGCGTATGGGTCTTACGAGGTATGCATGAGCGTGTGGGGATTCCGAGCGTTTGATCGGAAGACTGGCGCTTCGTATGGTCTGCGGGAGTTCGGGGGACTCCGGAGAGTCGGAACCGCGTTTGATGAAAAATATCATTCGAAGGAGGAAGTACAGGAAGATGAAAGTAAAGGTACTGTCAAGCAGAACTGAAATTGGGTTGGAACACGCGGTCAATGAATTTCTTGCCGAGAGACGGCATGAGATCATCGACATCAAGTTCAGCATGTCATTGGGTCCATACGGGCATAGCGAACGATTCAACAGTAATGCAGAATACTCCACGATGATTGTGTACGACGAAGCCACATGAACTGCAAGAAAAACGACTGCTTCAATTGTCCATACCCGGACTGCATCAACGACTACGTGAAGAAGCAGTACAAGCGGTCGCCGGAATGCATCAGGAAGATTGCGGCGTACAACAAAAAGAGGGCAGAGCAGTGGGAAACCAGTGGTCTTTGCAAATCCTGCGGAAAGAGACCCCATAGGCAAGGATACAAACTATGCGCCGAGTGCCAGGCGAAAAGCAGAAAGCGGTCAAACGAACACAATCACAATATTAGAGGCCAGCTTCCGCAAGTTCTGCTCGATGGAGTCAGCCGGTGCAAGCGCTGCGGGAAAGCCCCGCCATCGGCTGGTTACAAGCTCTGCGAGCGGTGCTTGGAGTCGGCCAGAAGAGCATTGGACGCAGCACCGTCACACAACGGAATTGTCGTGGATAACAATTTTACGCGGGCGCTTCGCGCCGATGCAGAAAGGATGAAAGCAAAAACATGAGTTATTTCGAGGAATACGACGAGATGTTTTCGGAGCCGTCAAAAGCCGAGCAGATCATTGAGGACGCAAAGGCTGCGCTCTGGAATGAGCTGACCGAGGAAGTCAAGCAGCTGATGGACAATGCCAACGAGGCGCAGACGCGGGTATACGAGGCTAATAATGATTATCAACTTTTGCTTGCAGAAAAAGCACAGTTGGAGGTAGAAATCAAGCAGCTTCGTGAGCAGAAGGTCTATGTCGAAGCGCACGAGGTTCCAGCAAGGCAGGTCAAGGCAATCGTCAACCATCTGACAAAGGACTTCCACCCCGGCGATGAGTGCTGGGTGATCGGTTCGGAATACGAACGGCATACCTGCGAGATGTGCGGCGGCAAAGAGAAAGTGTCGGCTGACATTGGCGGGGAGACGTTTGAAATTGACTGCCCCACGTGCAGAGGCAACGGAACCGTTTCAAAATTAACGCATTTCCCCAAAAAGTCAAAAATCACGAATGTCAGGATGTTGCTCTGCTTCGATTCTAGCAACCGCATGAATATATGGAGTACGGAAACGTTGAATGTTGACGATCTCTATGACCGTAACAGAGCGGGTTCTGTATTCAAGACGGAAGAAGAGGCAAAAGCGGCGATCAAAGAAAGGTACGGTGGCGAAAATGGATGATTTCCTAAGATTCTTCGAAGACATAAGGACGCGAGTGCCGATGCACATCGAAATTGGCTATAGCAGTGTCGTGGACTGGATGATCGTGATTTATCGAGGTCACTCCTATGTGGAAAGCCAAGTGGAAATCATCAACGTGCAAAACTGCGATATGGAGATGTGTTTCGCACTGGCGCAGGTTGCGCTTAAAGAATGGCTGCTGAAAGAATGCGGAGGGTATTGAGCTATGAGCTGTGTAAAGAAGGTCAGAGACGATGTACACCGCAATGATCGTGTATGACACGGAGGGATAAGCGATGGATTTAGAGCAGACGGCGATGGAGCGGCTACGGATGGCGTCAGAAATGAGTCTGCGCTTGTACAAGCAGCCGCTTGTGATTACCTACTCGGGCGGCAAGGACTCGGACGTGCTTTTGCATCTGGCGGGCGCGGCAGGAATCCCGTATGAGGTGCTGCACTCGCTGACGACAGCTGATGCGCCGGAGACCGTCTGGCATGTGCGGGAAACATTCCGAAGGCTGGAGCTGGCGGGCGTACCGTGCGATATCGATAAGCACAAGCAGCCGGATGGGACGTACATGACCATGTGGCGACTAATCCCGCTGAAGCTGGTGCCGCCGACACGCATTATGCGCTACTGCTGCGCGGCGCTCAAAGAGACCAGCGGACGTGGCAGGTGGATTGCGACCGGCGTCCGCTGGGCGGAATCGCAAAAGCGTAAATCCCGTGGCGTTATGGAGGCCCTGCACAGGGACAAATCCAAGCGGTTGATACTGATGAATGACAACGACGAAAGCCGAATGATGATGGAAAACTGCCAGCTCAAGGGGAAGCGGACGGTCAATCCGATTATCGATTGGCCAACCGAATCCATCTGGGATTACTGCGCAGCAGAAAAGATCTGTATGAATCCGCTTTACGCCTGCGGCGAAGATCGCGTGGGCTGTATAAATTGCGCAATGGCTGGGAAACGAAGAAAATTTCAGCTTGCGCGCTACCCAAAATACAAGGCTGCTTATATCCGAGCATACCAACGGATGATAGAGGAGCGACGCAGGCGCGGTCTGCCAAGCTGGTGGCAGACGGGCGAAGAAGTGCTGCACTGGCTGCTGGAGGACGGCGTTTTGCCGGGACAAATGGTTTTTGAAGGAATGGAGGATATATGACAAACAAGGAGCTTATACAGGCGCTGCGTATCTGCGCGACGCATATAGAGAAGGGTTGCGGGCTTTTTCCACAAATGAAGTATGTGCGTTGCACGGAGCGGCTGGCGGATGAAGCTATCACCATGATCGAGCGGCTGACCGCCGAGAATGCGAAGGCAGAAGCCGAGAGTGATGCACTGCGGCATGGCTGGGTGAGCGTTGACGATAAGCTTCCTGCCCCCGGCACACGCGTTATCGCCACGGACGGCGTATTTGTCGGAGAGGCAATTTATGCGCTCGACGGAAGATGGAGCGGATATGGTGGAGGAATCCTCCGAGATTGCCTCGGAAGCGTGATAACGCATTGGATGCCGATGCCGGAAACGCCGGAGGTTAAATGATGAAAGGTGCATCGAACTTTGACAAGCTGTGCCATCAGGTTTACAACGCCGACGGCAACGGTCGTGACTACATCGGAAAGGCTACTGGAGTGACGTGCAGGCTTTGCAAAAGTCCGCTCTATGCGTATTACTGCGAGGAACGGTTGTATCTCGTTGAGTGCAAAACCTGCGAAATGAAAGCATTGGTGAAGGCAGAAAACCCACAGGTGGCAGCATACAGAGCTTTTGGAATTGAGGTAAAGTGATGGAAAGACTAACGTTTGAAGGCAACTTCTGTGACATCGCGCAGTGCCGCAATGTTCCGGGCGGAAGCTTCTGCGAGGATGGCGCGTGCAGCCAGAAGAAAGTGTGGGAGCGGCTGAAAGCCTACGAGGATACGCGGAAAACGCCAAAAGAGGTAACTGCGCTAGGAGAGTTGTTTGATTACGCGCTGAAAGAATCAAAAACGCTGACTGAGCAGCTTACATTGCTCAAGCACATCCGGGAGCTTGCCGAAGCCGACAAGGACGGGCGCGTGGTGGTACTGCCGTGCCAATCCGGAGAGCATGTATTTGCACTGCTTGATAACCAAACACATGTGTGGGAGTGTGAGGTTGAGCGCGCTGTTTTGGACGGTTGGCGAAAGGTTTTTGCTATCAGGCCCTTGGGACGCTCAAAAGACTCGTACTATGCGCCATTTGGGGCATTTGGTCAAACCGTATTTCTGACCCGCGAGGCGGCGGAGAAAGCATTGGAGGCGAAGAAGGATGAGTAAAGCCGTGCTTATCAGCATCCGCCCGCAGTGGTGTCAAAAGATTGCCTCCGCTGAAAAGACTATCGAAGTCCGCAAGACCAGGCCAAAGCTGGAAACGCCGTTCAAGGCGTACATCTACTGTACGATGCCTGACGCGAAGGACCCGCACAACATTCTTGAGCTGCACGGTGCAGACGGGAAAATCCGCAAGGCTAACGGCAAGATCATTGGAGAGTTTACTTGTGACTGGATTCAATCTTTTGACTCCGCATACAGCGAGTGGGCCTATGCCGTCGCTCCATCTGGGAGCGTCATGCCAATGCACGAAACAAAGGCACTGGAATTGTGCAAAAAAGATGGATGCCTGAGCGACGATGATGTGCTTTCTTACTTTGGGGACGAAGATTGGAAAGCCTATTTTTGGCACATTGCCGACCTGCGCATTTATGATACGCCGCGCGAACTGAGAGAGTTTACCGGATTACGCAATACGAGATTCGGCGCAGCGCCATATGACATCAAGCACCCGCCCCAGAGCTGGTGCTATGTGGAGGAAGGCTGATAATGGCTGAATACATCGAAAGAACAAACTGATCTTGGGGGGCTTGAATTATGGAAATAAAACCATCCACACCGTTTAGCAGCGGCACAGAATATGAAAACTTTCTCTATTATTTCTGCAAAAGATGCAGTAAAGGGAAACTCCGGGAGGATGGATTCCCGGAGTTCCCGGAAAATGGCGGCTGTCCGATTTGGGATGCAATGGAAAACGCCCGATTAGGTGAACCGTTCCCGTCCGAAAAAATCGTCCGTATAGTAGATGAAAATGGAGGAATCAGGGTCTGGAACTGCTGCATGGACTTTCAGACAAACGATACAAACTTGATGGCAGCGTATAAGTCGCTGTTTGAGGAGGGCTGACAATGGCTGATATTAAAACAAAACTGAATGTTGGAGATACCGTTTGGTGGGTGAATTGCTCCAACAAAGTGTACAAGGGGACAATCAAAGAAATTGTATGCTGCGACTATCAGGGCGCACTCTATTGCGGCATTTACAGCCCATCTTACAGACGGAATACAAATCCGGTCGTTCACTATTCTTCTGTTTTCGAGTCCAGAGAAAAGGCACAAAAATTTGCAGAGTATCAGGAAGAAAACCCTGACGATGTGTTTCCCAAGTGTATGGGGTGCCACTACAATGCGTTCAAGGAGGGCTGAGACAATGGATGAATACATTGAGCGCAGCGCGGCGATTGAGGCCGCAAAGCACGCGTGGGCAAAGGGGCTTGAGCCGTCGCAGTATATTGAGGCCCTGCCCGCCGCTGACGTTGCCCCGGTGGTGCATGGGCGGTGGATTCCTGTCCGTGAAAGCGAAATGACTGGATGGGACCCCACAGTTGCAGGATGCGACCCGATTGCAGGATATATATGCTCCGTCTGCAAAGAGGAAGCTGTTTATGATTGCAACGACAATTTTGTTCTGTCGGACTACTGCCCCATATGCGGGGCTAAGATGGACGGATGGAAGGAAAACGAAAATGAGTGATAAATACATCCTACGTTCCGGCGCAATCAATGCGATCAAGCGGAACGCTGGGACTTTGTATACGAGAGAAGCGTAGTTCTTGCTTCAAAAAGTTATTTTTCTGCTCAAAAAGGCTCCCGCAGCTGACGCTGTGTCCGTGGTGCGCTGCAAGGACTGCAAGTACGGAGACTACAACAGCAAACCGAACGGCGCTATGGTCTGTCTGCGAACAAACGATGGCTTCTGGCGGAAGGAAACGGATTTTTGCAGCTACGGAGAACGAAAGGAACAGACACATGGGGAAAATTGAATATCTTGAATTTTTACGGTCAAAGCAGAACGTGGCGACCGATGCAGGGTTTGATGCTGACGATCTGAACGAGCATCTTTTCCAATACGAGGCAGATATTGTGAGATGGGCGCTGAAAAAGGGGAAGGCTGCGTTGTTTGAAGATTGCGGACTTGGAAAATCCATTCAGCAGCTGTCTTGGGCAGAAAAGGTATCTGAGCACACGGGGAAAAGCGTTTTGATCGTCGCACCGCTGAGTGTCGCGCATCAGACCGTGCGTGAGGGAGAAAAGTTCGGCATTGAGGCAATATACGCGCAGGATATGAGCACTGTCAAAGAAACAGGAATCTACACGACAAACTATGAACGGCTGGGAGGCTTTAACGCTGCTGCGTTTTCAGGCGTCGTCCTTGATGAATCCAGCATCCTGAAAGACTATACAAGCGCAACAAAGCAGGTGCTGATCGATATGTTCATGGAAACACCGTATAAGCTTTGCTGTACGGCAACACCGTCTCCGAATGATTATGTGGAGCTTGGAAACCACGCGGAATTTTTAGGAATTATGAGCAGAACGGAAATGCTTGCAACTTATTTTGTACACGACGGCGGAGAAACGCAGAAATGGCGGTTGAAGGGACACGCGCAGGACGCCTTTTTCGCTTGGGTCGCAAGCTGGGCGTGCTGCATGACGCATCCTGCAGATCTTGGGTATGAGATGGTAGGATTCAATCTGCCGGTGCTTCGACTGCATGAGATCGAAGTGAAAACCGGAACGATCGAGGCGGAGGACGGTCAGTTTGGATTGTTCCCGCAGGTATCCATGTCGCTGATGGAACGCCGTAAGGCGCGGAGAGACAGCCTTGCTTCCCGCGCACAGAAAGCGGCGGAGATCGCCATGACGGAGGATGCACCGTGCCTTTTGTGGTGCGACCTGAACTCTGAGCAAGACGAGCTGGAAGAACTTCTTGGCGACCGCGCGTTTTCTGTGCGCGGCGCAACGCCGAGCGATTTGAAGGTCGAGTATGAAAGAAGATGGCGCGAGGGGGAACGAAATATTCTCATCAGCAAGCCATCGGTTTTTGGATACGGGATGAACTGGCAGCATTGTAGCCGGGAAATCTTTGTTGGACTCAGCGACAGCTTTGAAGCGTACTATCAGGCAGTTCGCCGGTGCTGGCGGTTCGGCCAGACAAGACCGGTTGACGTCTACATCGTCATTTCCGAATCCGAGGGCGCGGTCAAGGCGAACATCGAGCGCAAGCAGGCAGACGCGATCCGGCTGACGCAGGAGCTTGTGAAGTACACGAAGGACATTCTGCAATCGGATGTCCGGCACACAACGAGGATCACAGAAACGTATTTTACCAACGAAAGGATGGATATTCCCAAATGGATGCAACCAGCGTAAAGGCACAGGCAATCACAGACCGCTATGCGCTCTATAACGGCGATAGCTGCGAGATTCTTCCGGGGCTTCCGGATAACTCGATTCACTTTGAAATCTACAGCCCTCCGTTTGCGTCACTCTACACATACTCGAACAGCGAGCGGGATCTCGGGAACTGTAAATCGGACGGTGAGTTTTTTGAACATTTCAGTTTTATCATCAAGGAGCTTTACCGGGTGCTGATGCCGGGGCGCATTATGGCAGTACACTGCATGAACCTGCCGACGAGCAAGGAACGAGATGGATATATTGGAATCAGGGACTTCCGTGGAGATCTGATTCGTGCGTTTCAGAAGGAAGGTTTTATTTATCATTCCGAGGTCTGCATCTGGAAAGACCCTGTAATCGCCATGCAGCGCACAAAGGCGCTTGGTCTTCTTCACAAGCAGCTCAAGAAGGATTCCTGCATGTCGCGGCAGGGTATTCCAGATTATCTGGTTGCAATGCGCAAACCGGGAGACAACCCGGAGCGTGTGGAGCACACAAACGAATCGTTCCCCGTGTCCATCTGGCAGCGGTACGCCTCTCCCATCTGGACGGACATCAATCCGTCGGATACCTTGCAGGCAAAATCATGCCGGGACGAGAAAGATGAACGGCACATTTGCCTAGCGGAGGGAACTCTCGTTCTAACAAAAAGGGGATATATCGGCATCGAGGAAACGATTCCGGGAGAAGATGAAACTCTTTGTGATGATGGAAAATGGCACAAAATTATCGCAAAAGCAAAAACTCAGGAAAATGCACACGTTATTCAGACGAAGGCCGTTGGCATCCCGCATCTATTGACGACTCCTAACCATAAAATCAAAGCGAAAAAGATAAACGGAAGTGTCCGGAAGGAAAAGGTAGGAAATGCAAATGAATCGTGGATTGAAGCAGAACATCTTGAAAACTGCTATGTAAAGTCTATTCTCCCTCCCATTGCCGATAGCAATATCTCTGCGAAAGAATGGTGGATTATCGGCAGATGGCTTGCTGATGGACACGTCGATTCCAGAGAACGTCAGTTTTTCGTGTCTGTATCGAAAAATAAGTGGGACGAATTCTACAAAATCGCAGGAGACAACATTGGTGCAACGCATGAGTTTGAAAGCGTGATTCAGGTCGGCCTTATTGGACTGTCCGATCAGTCGAGAGCAGTATTAAAAAAATGCGGGAAGGGCGCGAAAAATAAGTTGCTTCCTGTTGAGTGCATCAGCCTGAACAGCGAACTTTCAAAATGCTTGTTTGACGGATACATGAGTGGAGACGGACACAAGACCAAAAACGGGCACATCATGTTTACGTCCGTATCACGTGCGTTACTGCTTGGAATGGCAATCGTCGCACACCGTGCCTACGGATATATCCCGGCTATTTATGGCGGGAGAGGAGAACGAACTTGGAAAATACTGGGGAGAACAGTCCATCAGAGCGAAGAGTGGGTAATGACTGCATCCCCAAACTATTCATTCTGTCATGTAGACGGTGATACGACTTGGCACAAAGTCCGAAAAGCAAATATCGAACACGGAATCGCAGACGTTTGGAGCATCGAAGTCGATGAGAATCATTCTTTTACGGCAGAAGGGTGCATTGTTAAAAATTGCCCTCTGCAGCTCACGGTCATCCGCCGTGCGCTGAATCTCTGGTCAAACCCCGGCGATACGGTGCTCAGTCCATTTATGGGAATCGGTTCTGAGGGTGTTGTGTCCCTGCAGAATGGCAGAAGATTTGTCGGTGTGGAGCTGAAACCGACGTGGTATGAGCAGAGCGTTAAAAACTGCGCAGCGGTCACAGCAACCGAGCAGCAAAGCTTGTGGTGATGTTGCACGTTTGCTTTTTCCATTTGGTATGCTGGACATAGGAGGCGATGAGATGAACGTCAAGCAGACAGAAATCAGGCTCCGGTACATCGGGAAAACCGGATTTCACGGACTCAAGCACCTGAAAGTATATGTGGTCAGCATCGTGAGTATGTACGGAAAGATCTGGGTAGAAGTTGGCGAGGAAAGCATTTCCTATCCGAGCATTGCACTCTTCTGCCGGAACTGGGCAGATCCGAATGGAGGTAAGCCAACATGAGCGACTGCGAACGCATTGTTGCGTACTGCAAAGAGCACGGCTCCATCACGCAGATGGAAGCAACACTCCATCTTGGCTGCACAAGGCTCGGGGCGAGAGTGTGGGACTTAAAACAGCGCGGCTATACCGTGACCGACGTGTGGGAAGAAAAGCCTGACAGGTTCGGTGATATGTCGCGGTACAAACGGTATTTTGTGGAGGGAACATGAAAATTATTACAAACGAAAAATCGTCGGTATCGACGCTCGACGAGTTCATGAATCAGGACTGTGATCTCAAGGCGGTTAGTGCGGTGGTACATCCTCCGCACTACACAGCAGGATCAATCGAGTGCATAGACGCACTCAACGCCATGGTTGAGAGCTGGCACGATCCGGTCGCTGCCGTGCTGGCATGGCAGGCGGTCAAGTACATCTGGCGTTCGCCGTTCAAGGGAAATCCAAAGCAGGACATTGAGAAAGCGATTTTCTACCTGAACCGGCTTATCAAGCAGTATGAGTGTACGGAGAAAGACTGACCGGAGGCTGACGCTCATCCGCCCGTGCGGAACATGCGGCCAGATGGTTGTTACCACAGCCGCATCTCCGCTCATGCGGCAAATGGAGCGCGACGGAAAACGGCAGGCTACCACATACTTCTGCTCACAAAGCTGCAAGGAAGCAAGCTATAAGCATCCGGGGTTCTATGACGGAAAAGCGGATGAACGCCGGCAGGAACGAGAGAAAAACCGCGACGTTCGCGAAAAGAACCGCCGGTATTATGCCGCACATTCGGAGGATATCAGAGCAAAAAAACGTGCGTACTATGCAGCGCATCCGGGCCTGAGCGCTGAAAACAGCCGGTACCAGAGGGAAAAAACGAAAATATTAAACGAGACTCGTGGCGGCGCAGGCACCGCTACATGCGGTTTTTAATTATACGCAAAAAGACACGCGTGAGATCGGAAAACGTGATGCTGACGCTGTGATAGCCTCACGGATGCATTTTTGAACGAAAAGAGGATATGAACATGCTGAACAAGATCGTGATCATGGGAAGAATGGTAAAAGACCCGGAACTCAGACGGACACAGAGCGGTACGCCCGTTGCGTCGTTCACACTGGCTGTGGAGCGCGATATTCCGATGCAGGATGGAACGCGCGACACGGACTTTATCGACTGTGTGGCGTTCAAGGGAACGGCAGAGTTTATCGATAGAAATTTCGAGAAGGGAAACATGGTGGTCATCGCCGGTCGGCTGCAGATCAGAAATTGGGAAGACAAGAATGGGAGTAAGCGCCGTTCGGCTGAGATCGTTGTGTCGGACTCTTATTTCTGTGGAAGCAAACCTTCCGCCACGAGCAGCGGAAATGATACCAACGTCGGAGCAGATTCTTTTTCAGATCAGTTTACAGGATCGGATTTTACGGAGCTGTCTGAATCAAATGACGATCTGCCGTTTTGATGGGGGTGGATATGCTGAATGGATTCAGGCAAGCGCTATTACTGGCTGAAACTGTACGATGACTTCTTTTCCAGCGTAAGAATCAAGAAACTCAGGAAAATTGCAGGCGGGGACACCTACCTTGCAATTTACTTGAAAATGCAGCTTCTTGCCATGAAAAACGACGGGATTCTCAAATGGAGCGGCATTGAAGACGATTTTGCGTCGGAACTTGCCCTCGATCTTGACGAAGAACCAGAAAATGTAAAAGTCACAATGTCGTATCTCTTGAGCTGCGGTCTGGCCGAAACAAATGACAGCATCAGCTACTTTTTCCCGTTTGCTGTGTCGAATGTCGGAAGCGAAGGATCGTCAGCAAAACGTGTCCGTGAGTATCGAGAACGCTTAAAAGAGTTACCATGTAACATCGATGTAACGCAAGTGAAACAGATTGGTAACGGAGAGATAAGAGATAAGAGACAAGAGATAGAGATAGAGAAAGATATAACAGTATCTAACGATACTGTTTGTTGGACAAAGAATGTCCAACGAGTGCTGGATGCGTGGAACTCGCTGGGATTAAACAAGATTCAGAGGATTTCCAAAGATACGAACCGTGGAAAAATGCTAAATGCACGGTTAAAAGAATACGGAGCGGATACGGTCGTCAATGCAATCGAGCGTATTAAGAAAAGTTCTTTCCTCAAGGGACAGAACCGGAACGGATGGACAATCGTCTTTGACTGGTTCATAAAGCCGAACAACTTCATCAAGGTCATGGAAGGAAATTACGATGACAACACCGGATCAACGCAACCGCCACTCAATCCGAACAAGAACCAGGTGCAGACAGACTACGGTTCACCGGAGGACTTCTACAAATGACGGATATGCAGAAGCTGCTTGATATAGCAGCAAAAAAGAGGGAACAGGCTGGAACCACAGAAAGTGGCGCACTGGAAAAAGCAGAAAGCTTTGTTGGTATCGTTGAAAAGAACGTTGTGCGGGATTCTTCCACAGAAGTTACAGGAGAAGATGGACTTCTTCACTGCGCGAAATGCGGCGGAAAGCGGCAGACGAGAATCGAAATCAAGGACGAGAAAGCGGGAACAACGAAAGTATTGATCGTCCCTTGCATCTGCGATTGCATGAAAGAAGCGGACGAAAGAAAGCGGACTGAGAGCGCGGAAAAAGAAGAACTCGAACGACTACGCCGGCTGAAAGCAGAAGCATTTGCAGACAGCCAAATGGCAGAATTTACGTTCGAGAAGGACGATAAGGCGAACCCAAAGATTTATTCAGCGCTCAAGACGTACTGTGATAACTTCCCCAGATTTCGCCGGGAAGGAAAAGGAATCATCCTGTATGGCTCTGTTGGGACAGGAAAAAGCTTTATTGCGGCTTGCGTTGTAAATGAGCTGGTCAGAAAGGGCTATGCGTGTCAGATGACAACATTCTCAAGGCTCACGAACCAGATCGGCGCGTTGTGGGACGGGAAACAGGAGTTCATAGACAGGCTGACGCAGTTATCTCTGATTGCCATTGACGATCTCGGTGTGGAGCGGGATACGGAGTACATGAATGAAAACGTTACAACGATTGTTGATGCACTCTATACAGCAAAAGTCCCGATGATAATCACCAGCAACTACACGCCGAAGCAGATGACGGAGGAAATGGACATCCGACGCAAGCGAATCTTCGACCGGATTCTCGAACGTTGCCATCCGATAGAGATGACCGGAGAAAGCCGTCGAAAACAGATGGGACGAAATGACTATCTGGAAATGAAAAAAATGCTGGGGGTGTGACATGCCAAGGCTTCAAAACAGGTTCGACAAAAGATGCCCGTGCAAGCCTGACTGTGAAATGCGAAGTGCAGAATGCAGGCGAAGTTGCGAGCCATTTATCCTGTATGAAAAGACAAAACAGGATGAATACAAGAGGAAATGGCACGACTTAGAAATGCTGAATGCGAAGAACGGATCATCTGCAGCGCAAATGAGAATGGTAAAAAACAAGATAAACAGGGGGCGATGGAATTGAAAGAGTTCAAAATCGTCCGAATGATCGACGGGAAAACGATGATGGCGACATCGCATCCAGAGTGCGTATACAGCGACGATGTGATTCGCGGAATGGAAAAGGCCGGATACAAGGCTTACATGGATGGGAAAGCTTACAGGCCGGCAAAAGAAACGAGGAAAGCGGGAAAAAAGACGAATGGCTCAGATCGGAGACAAAGTAAAAAAGAGATTGAACCTCTTTTCAGATAGAGATTACTGCACGGACAGCAGAGTGGACACATTCTACGGAACAGTGATTTGGATTCATCCGAAAATGCGATTTTATGTGGTCGAATTCACTACACGCTCTGGCGGAAAGTTCAGATCTTGTTTCGATTGGAGGGCATGAGGTTGGGAGAAAGCTACGCACAGAAGCAGCAGAAAATGATGCAGCACATGCTCGAAGTCGGATTTGAAGCAGGATGCCAGAAATTTGCGGATCTCTATTCTGCGGCGCTTATATCGGAAGGATACGGCCCGGAACGTCTGTACATAATCGCGCTGAAAGTATCACAGATTGAAAGAGAATTCGGAGATGCGTGGGGGTGTGAAAAGGAATCAGATTTTCTTCAAGACAAACTGGACAGAATTCTGGAAAAGGGTTATGGAGAAAGATTCCGACCGTTCGTAGAAAGAAACGAGCATATCAAGAAATTCAATTACAAGGGGAAAATGAAAAAATGATCAACGAATCTCTGAAAGTGGAAGTCGTTCTGGACAAAGGCGCACAAACTCCATCGTATGCGCACGACGACGACGCGGGAATGGATCTGGTATCGCTTGAATCGAATATGATTCATGCGCATGACCGATATACGTTCAAGACGGGCGTTCATATGGCGATCCCGAACGGGTATTTTGGTGCGATCCGGGCAAAGAGCGGGCTTCTTCGCAAGCACGGCATTATCTGCTCCGGCACGGTGGATTGCGCTTATACCGGAGAGATCATGGTCACACTTGTCAACACCAGCGACACGGATTACTGCGTTTTCAGGGGAGATAAAATCGCGCAGATGATTCTCATTCCGTACCATCATGCGAAGCTCGTTCAGGTGGACAGGCGCGACGAGACGGAACGCGGGGACAATGGATTCGGGAGTACCGGACGATGAGCACCAGCAAGATGACACCAGATGAGTTCGAGCGGATATACAAGGCATATCGAGACGCGCTGAAACCGTATGACGGAAGCGACCTTGTTGAAACAAGAAAATTTACATTGGGCCATCCAATAGACGTTCCGATCAAACCGGATATGGGTGAAGCGATGGGTGGAAAAGGAAAGCATAGTTTCGGAATACCGACCGGAGAGTGGAGCCTCATAAAAGCAATTCAGGAGGGGAAAGTGAATGGAAGAATCCAAACAGAGGGACGAGATCGTGATGGAAGCGCTGGAGCGGAACATTCAGGAAGCACCGAAGTATGGCATATGCTGCGATGTGTTCGTAGCGCTGATGTCTGAATTCCGGAGAGTTATGGATGAGCGGGATATGCTTCTTGCAAAGGGTGCGTGATATGACATACGACGAACGTGTAACTGCTTTTTTCGAGAGCTACCTCGATATTCCAAAAGAGCCATATTACTATATCGCTGGTAAAGTATTGAAACGTGAAACATATAAAGAATTTGTTTCACAGCTTTTGGAAGAACGTGTGTTTGAAGACTATGAAGATATCAGAATTGCGGCACTGATAGAGTACGATGTCGTATTGCCAGCAAAGGCTTAAAATCGGCACGAAAATCGGCACAGTGAAAAAATCGCTAGTGTTTTCAATGCCTTTGGGTTTTTATGTTAGGGTTCAAGTCCCGCCTCGCGCACCAAAATTAGGAAACCCGTAATCCGCTGGGATTACGGGTTTTTCTTGCAATATCAATGCTTTCAGGGATTTTTGAGCAGAAAATATATTTTCTTTTTCGTAAAGAAATTTGCTCTTTAGAAAGCGTTTTTCCACGAAAATCGGCACGAAAATCGGCACGGATTTTTAGAGTCTTATTCGGCATCCACGTTGTAAATTTCCTTATAGAACTGCTCCATTTCCATAGAATGAATGTCGCGTTCCTTTTGAGATTCTTGGATGTAGTAATCGTGAACGATATTCACATCATCCCATCCGCCAATCTCCATAGTCCGCTGCTCAGTCCAACCAAGATGATAGGCAAGGGAAGCAAAAGACCTGCGCAGACCATGCACGCCCACTTTGGGAAGATCATTTTCTTGACAGACACGGTTTATCTGGCTCCATATTGTATTTGGGTTGCAGGTAACAAGATTGGCCCGATCCTTTGGGATGATCTCAAGAAGCCTCGGAATGATAATAGGAACGCTTCTGGTTGAGGTCTGCGTCTTGTTTGTTTCTTTGTGGACGAGCTGATTGTTTTCATCGTATACGGTTGCGCCGGATACGCGAATGTAGCTGATTTTTCCACTTGGAGATATAATGATGTCGCTTTGATCTAAGTCTATGATTTCTGAGCGGCGAAGAGAATGCAGACCAAGAAGCGCAGGAAGTTCGCACGGCTTGCCTTTGATTGCTTTGATGAATAGCGGAATCTGCTCATAGTCCAAGTATGGCTGACCGCCTTTTTTGAACTTCGGAAGCTGGACATTGGGTGGGTCTATGCCGACAAAACGCATTGCAGTTGAAACAACTGTCCAGCGGTTGCAAACTGTCTTTGGCGCGACAATGGATGTCTCGCGGCTGATCGCCATCTGCCAGTCGATAGGCTTTGAAAGATCGCAGTCCATGTATTCTTTAAATGCGTTGCGCTGAACCGTTCCGTATTCCCGCATTGTAGATGGCGAGACAATGCCTTTCTTTTCCTCCATCATCTTTGAGATGGCTTGCCGGCAGGTTATCTTTGGTGAATTTTTCTTCGATTCAATAAATCCCGCGCGTATGGCCTTTGCTTTTGATATGCAAAGGTCTTTTGTTTTTTCGGTGATACTTTGCTTCTCTGCGTCCAGATAAATCCGCCAGCTGCCGCTTGGAAGCTTCCTTGGGGCTGGAACTTTGATTTCGTCCTTCTTCTTTCGCTCTTTGAGAAGCTTTTCCCCACACCAGTTGCAGAAGATGGAATTGTCCGGCACATCGCGGCCGCAGGACTTACATTTCATGGTGCAGCGCCTCCAACTCAGCGATTGCGGAATCACGCTCCTGCATGACACGAAGGAACTCCTGCTTGAGAACATAGAACTGCTCGGCGCAGAGTCCAAACTGCGGGGCAAGCTTGATATTTTCATCCAGCGCGTCAAGGACGACCTGATCGCGCTCGTTTGGAATTTTCATTGATTTTTCCTCCTGAAAATTTGAGTATGTAAGACCGGAAGGAACTACGTATTCGGTGCGGATTTGTGATAGCGTATGAGGACACGGGTAATGATGGCAGTAATAATCACAGCAGATAGAATCAGGATCAAGACAAGAATCCATGCGAAGAACCCAAGGTTTCCAAACTGGATCAAACCGGTGTTTCGGATGTTAGCGTCAATAATCAGGCAGGAAACAAGCGCGAAAGAAAGAACAACGCAGAGTGCTATTAGAACATAGATGACAGGGGTTTTTACGGATAGCTGCTGATAGAGAAGGTCAGACTTTTCTTTCTGGTGAGAAGCTTCATCACGGGCAAGTTGAAGGTCTCCACGCAGACGGTTCAGCTCTGCGTCCTTCTTCGCGGAAGATAGTTCAAGATCATGGATAGAGTCTTGAAGAGCAGAAGAATCTTCCACATCAGGCGAAAGCCCCATAATCTCATTCAGCGACATTCCCATTGTATCAGCAAGGGCGGCTGAATTAAACAAGAGCGGATTTGCCTGGGAACCAGAATTGATACGGCTTACGTTCGAGTAGGGGACACCAGATTTCTCAGAAAGCTCATTGAGAGTCATACCAAGTTCGAGCCGCCGATGCTTGATCCTTCCACAATATGTTTCAAAATATGGTGATAGCTTCTCCATTGATGTTTGCATGACACGCCTCCGTAGTAAAATTTTCAGTTCATGTCGAAAAAAGCGATTTTTTGCAGAAGATTCGCAAACCAGAGTAGAGATTCGCAATCTGGAATGTGGACTCCTTGAAAATATCCTGCTACAATTGAGATGTAGCAGATGAACGGTTTGAGGAAAAGTCTGCTATAGGATCTGCCGTCTGCGCCAAAGACGGTAAAGCCGCTTCTGGATAAATGTAGAAAAAACAGTGTATTTTTTGTGAAAGATTCTGGATTGAATTATACGAACATAAGTTCTAAAATATAATTCACACAGAGATACCAGAAGCTAGGATGAACGGAGGAAACGGTAAGTGGAAAACCAGGAAGTGAACAAAGAGATTGACGCAGAGTTTGTGAGAATCGTAAATATGATGACCGAAAACGAGAAGGTCATTCTTCGAGAGAAGATAGAATGCCTCTCGCAAAATCCTTTATACGTTGACGGCCAATCTCATTGAGCCTTGAATAAAGCTCGTAAAGCTCTGGATCGTCGATAACCTTGTCGCTGGAAACAGCGGCAGGGTTATTTTTTTGCTGTTTTTCTGGCCTGCACATGAGTTCGTCTTCTGTGACACCGAAATAATCGCAAAGCAGCATGACAGTGCGAGGCTGCGGAGTAGAAACGCCAGAAATCCAATTCCTGACCGATGTCTGGGAGCAGTGAATGTCATTTGCGACTTTGTATGCGGATAAATTCCGATCATCCATCAGCTGTTTCAGTTTTTGTGAAAAATCCATAAAATGATACCTCCATTTTTGGTTATAAAAATTGCATCGGAATTGTTGCAAATGCGCCAGAAATGGTGTAAAATATGGAGCATAAGGCAACGCAAAAACAGACGCATAGTTCAGAATAAGCGCCTGAATTGGATTGATACAATTCTGTATTGGACGTTCAGAATTTTACTACTCCACTTTGCGATTGTCAAGCTGTTTAAGGGGTGAAATTGTGAACATTTCGCGAAATTTGAAAAGATTTATGGAAAATAAGGGGGTATCGGCATACAGACTGGCAAAAGACCTGAATGTTAGCCAGACTTCCGTGAAGAATTGGCTGGATGGAAGCAACCCGCACGAGTTCATGCTGGACAAGATTTCTGCGTACTTTGGCTGCTCTGTTTCTTCTCTGGAAGATAAGGGCAGCGTGCGCGGGAAGACGGAAAATTGATACCATGCCGTACATCAAGAAGAAATCGGAGTTCGAGAAAGTGTCTCGGCTGATACGAGGGTACGCGACGGCTCCAAAAGTCGCGGAGATGATAGGTTGCTCGGCTCCGACAGCACGGAAGAAACTCAATAATCCGCAGGAGTTTACACTTGGAGAACTTCGAATGATCTGCCTGCGGGCACATATTCCGGTCGAGGAAATGAGAGGGGCGATGACGATATGAGTCTGGCAGAATTGTATAGTCCTGAATGTGACGCGCCTTATGAATGCAAGCCAAATTCTCGCGTTAAAGACTTGACAGGTCAAACCTTTGGAGAACTAAGCGTTGTTTGTAGGGCAAAAAACATGGGCAAGCATAGCGCATGGAAATGCAAGTGTTCCTGCGGAAATATTGTGAGAATCAGCTCTACACATTTATTGTCCGGTCATACGAGAAGCTGCGGTCATCTTGTTGTGCAGCACAGGGAAACTGGGACGAGGCTATATCGGATATGGCGCGGGATGAAAACGAGATGCAGCCTAAAGGAAGATAAACACTATTCCGCCTATGGTGGAAGAGGCATAAGCGTTTGCAATGAATGGCAGCAGAATTACGAATCATTCAGAAATTGGGCGCTTGAAAATGGATACAGAGATGACCTAAGTATTGACCGCATTAACAATGATGGAAATTACTGCCCAGAAAATTGCAGGTGGGCAACACTAGACCAGCAGTCAAGAAACCGTAGAAACAATGTGTATTACGAATTACACGGGCACAGATTGACCGTTTCGGAGTGGGCAGAGCAGAGTGGTATAAAAGCAAATACAATTCGAGAAAGATTAAAGCGCGGTTGGAATCTGGAAAAAGCCATCTTTGAACCTGTAAAAAAGTGGGGGGTGTGCGAATGACATTTAGAAAATCATACCCGGATAGAGCGTCCTGGCTTAAAGGCCGTGAAGCAGGTTTGGGGGCATCAGATGCTGGGATCGTACTTGGGATTTCAAATTACAAAAGTCCGATTCAGCTTTGGAAAGAGAAATGCGGAATTGCTAAGTCAAAAGAAATTGAGGGAAATCAGAGAATTGATTTTGGCAATGCGGCAGAAGAACCGCTCCGAGGAATGTTTAGACTAATGCACCCAGAGTATGAACTGACGTTTGAACCATTTACGATTCTGCGTCAGGAAGGAGAGTATTCGTTTTTGTTTTGCACACCAGATGGCGAACTTGTCGAAAAAGCGACTGGTATTCGGGGAATCTATGAATCAAAAACAGCAACGTGCCTATCTAAAAAAGACTGGATGAAATGGGACCATCAAATTCCACGGCTATACTACGCACAAATCTGTGAACAGATGTTTACCGGTGGCTTTAGCTTTGCTGTAGTTTGGGCGCTTCTGTTAAATAGCGTTGGAGATGGAACGGTACGTATGTATCGTTTCAACCGCTCCGATTGTGAGGACGATATTCAATTTGTCCTGCAATCGACAAAGAAATTTTGGGACTATGTGCAGAATCGGAAGATGCCGCCGATGACACTGAGTTTATGAAAAATGGAGGTAAGAAAATGTACGTAAAAGTAAAGTTCTTCATAAAAAGCGCGAACGGTTACATCGGAAATGCGTATACCTACGAAACTGATCTGCCGCTTCGGGTAATGGACAGGGTAACGGTTCCGGCAGGAACGGGAAAGAACCGGGCGATTGTGACGGAGGTCAATGTGCCGCAGAGCGAGATCGACCCTGCGTATTTCCCGCTCAAACGCATCACGGAATACGACAAGGAGGTCGAAACTGATGGAAACAACTGAAATCCGCATGATAACCGATCTCGACAAGGTGATTCCGCAGAGCCTTGACTTTAACTTTGAGGAAGTCAAAGCATGGCTGTCTGAAAATCTGTCAGTATACCGGAACATGGTTGTCACGGAAGATGCAATTGCCGCAGCCAAAACGGACAAGGCGAAAATCCGCAAAATCTCAAGCGCGATCTCAGAGCAACGCATTGCAGTTAAGAAACGGTATTTAGAACCGTATCAGGTTTTTGAGGCGAACATGAAAGAACTGTCCGGTATGTGCGACGAGGCGTCCAAGAATATCGACGACCAGCTCAAGAAATTCGAGGAACAGCGCAAGGCGCAGAAACGAAATGATCTGCTTGCGTTTTATCAGACGCAGAACGCGCCGGCATGGCTTACGTTTGAACGGATCGAGAATCCGAGATGGATGAATGTGACATTCTCGATGGATGAAGCGCACAAGGAAATCACGGAAAAGGTCAGCGCCATCAACGCGGACATCGAGAGTATTTCCGGCTTCGACGCGGAGTTTGCAGACGAGATGCTTCTGGAATATAAAAGGACGCTGAATTTTTCCGGCGCAATCCAGCGCGGAAACGAGCTTCGCCGCATGAAACAGGAAAGAGAGCAGCGCAGAGCCGCGCAGGAAGCGTCAGAGCGGGCAAAATCGGCAGAAAGAGAAGAATCCGAACACAGACTTGCGGCGGCAGAAAAGGCAGCACGGACGGAACAGGAGGCGCGAGAACACGCTTCTTCAGACGAGCCGGAACTGGAAGAACCGCAGATTCAGGTTTTGGATTTCAGGGTACATGTGACGCAGGAGCAGAAGATCGCGCTGCGCGACTGGCTGAAAGAGAACAAAATCCGTGTGACGCGGGTTCCAAGATATGAAGATTGACGGAGGGTATAACAGATGAATGCAAACAATCGGCTTGCACCGCAGGCAAAGAAAATGAGCTTTTCACAGGTCATCACATCAGACTCTATGCAGAAGATGATTGCAAAATCCGTCTCCGATCCGAGAGCGGCGGCGAGATTCACGGCAACGCTGATCTCCGTGGTCAACTCTTCTCAGCAGCTTAAAGAGTGCGAGCCGCAGAGCATTGTTGCGGCGGCGCTTCGCGGAGAAGGCTACGGCCTGATTCTGGGACACGGCTATGGCGTTGTGCCGTATGGAAGCGTGGCAACGTTTATCTTGCAGTACAAGGGCATGATCCAGCTTGCAATGAGCACTGGATTCTATGAGGACATCGACTGCAAGGAAGTCCGCGAGGGCGAGTACAAGGGCAGAGACCGGAGGACCGGCAGAGTTACCGTTGACTTCTCCACATACGAGACGGACGAGGAACGAGAGCAGCATCCGATCATCGGCTACTACGCCTACTTTGAGCTGAAGGACGGATATTTCCGTGCGGAGTACATGAGCGTAGACGCGCTTTTAAAGCACGCAGACCACTATTCGCCGGCGTTCTCCCTTGAAACCTACAACAAGTTCATGGCGGGAGAGCTGGACGAAAAGGAGACGGCAAAGCTTAAAAAGTCTTCTCCATGGTACGACGTATCTGGCGGTCAGGATGCGATGTTTAAGAAAACGGTTCTTCGACGGATTCTCAACAGCGGCTATGCCCCGCTTGCAAACGAGGTCAGAAGCATTATTTCCGTGGACGATGAAAAAGGCGTGATTCCGGATCTGCCGGTCGTAGACGTTGACAGAGAAACGGGAGAAGTCATTGACACGCCGAAGCTCTCTGCATCAGCGCAGGACGATGATTTCTTCGATAACGCGAATGCGGTTGAGGAAGAAATCAAAAAGCGCCAGAAAGCCAAAAAGGAGACTGTGAAGACGGAAAAAGAAACGAAGCCGAAGATGAAAACGGAGGTTCCAATCGAGGACTTCGCAGATGATGGGTTCTTTGGGGATGATATGACATGAGACCGATAAGTACGCAGATCCAACCGGAGCCAAATCAGGAACGGACAGAACGCTGTTACATGGAGATTTGGGGACGCGTATCGAAAATCGGCGGAGAATCTTCTACGCGAAAGGGCGAACCAAAATTTCAGTTCAATGTCATGTACGGCGAGAAGAGCGACCATGATGAGAAAAAGTTCATGAACTGCCTGTGCGTAGGAAATACGCCGCAGATGGATATCGCAAGAAGACTGCGGGCATGGGATACCGTGCACGTCTGCGGAAAATGGACGAGGCGGAAATACAAGCGCGCAGACGAAACGGAGGCGGAATGGAGAGAAATCAAAGTCGAGTTCCTTTCCATTCACTCAGACGGATACCGTGAAGCGGTTATAGACAGTCTTGCGGATGCGGTTGCAAGCTCGATGCAGAATGGACCCATTCAAGACCGAAAGGCTTTTGTGGGGGCGTTCAACAGGGCGTTCATAGATTCGTTCTGGGAACTCGTACAGAGAATGCAGGGGAACACGCAGCCGGAAGATGAGGACGGAGCGGCGGCAGAAGCGGACGATTACGAAGTGACGATTTGAGGAGAACGCGGAATGTACGTTAGTTTGGCAGACCTTCCGGAGGCATATCGCAAACAGGCTGAAGAGAAAATCCTATCTCGGATGCAGAAAAGAAAATCGTCGGAAGCATCCCAAAATAAGCAAAAGAAGCCTGCAAAGCTGCGGAACACAAGGGTCACACGAAACGGTAAAACCTTTGACAGTAAGCGAGAGGCAGACCGCTATGACGAGCTTGTTTTGATGGAACGTCAGGGAATCATTCGGAATCTTGAGTGGCAGAAGCCGTACCTTCTGATTCCCGCACAGTACGAATCGGTTGAGCGGTTCGGGAAAAGCGGAAAAAGACTCAAGGATAAGCAGAAACTACTGGAACGGGAAGTAACCTACGTTGCGGATTTTGTGTACGAAAGAGACGGGAAGACGGTCGTTGAGGATTCAAAGGGATACAGGAATCCGAGCTCGGCGCCGTATGCAAAGTTTGTGTTAAAACGAAAGCTCATGCTCTGGGTGCATGGAATTAAGATAACGGAGGTTTGAACGTGGAACGAACGACTCAAAGCATGGTCATTACAGCCGTAGCACCATGGAGAAGCATTTACAGGGAAGATGCGGCGGTGGAAAAGCATACGACGGATACGCAAGAAGAGATTGACTTCTGCCTCAACCACTGCCCGTATGCGAACACGGAATGCTGCGACTGCCTCGGAGGCGGGAAACCGGATGCACGGCAGAAGATTGATCTTGACCGGCTCAAAGAGATGCTGACGCTCAAAAGACCGAACGCGGAGATCTGCAAGGAACTGGGCGTTGACCGGGCAACCGTGTATCGCAACAGGAAGAAGCTTGGAATTTAAGAGAAGAATATAGGAAGCGTGGTGATAATAGGTGAAACATTACGGAGATATTTGCAGAATCAGCGGCGCGGAGATTGAACCGGTCGACTGCATCATTGGTGGTTCACCTTGTTAGACAGGATCTGTCGATTGCCGGAAAGCGAGCCGGGCTTGCAGGATCGCGTTCCGGGCGTTACATGGAACAAATCAGAATCATCAGGGAGATGCGAGAACATGACAGAGAAACCGGACGGACAGGTGAGTTTCTTCGACCAAGATACATGGTCTGGGAGAACGTCGTTGGCGCATTCAGCAGCAACAAAGGACGCGACTTCGCGGCAGTCCTCGAAGAAGCGGTCCGCATCGCAGAGCCGGAAGCCCCCGGTATTGAAGTGCCTGAAAACGGATGGCCTACGTGGGGGGGTACAGAGACGTGGACGGACGATGGAGCGTGGCTTGGCGCGTGCTCGACGCGCAATGGTGGGGAGTCCCCCAACGCCGCCGTAGAATCGCGCTTGTCGCAGATTTTGGAGGAACGACCGCACACGAAATACTCTTTAACGCCAAAGGCGTGTATGGGCATCCTGAGACGGGCAGAGAAGCGGGGAAAAGATCTTCCAAAGGCGCTGAAAGCGGCACTCACGAATCAGGCGCATGGGCAGGATGCCTGACCCCGTATGATACGCAGGCAAATCGTGTATACGGCGCGGACGGAATTTGGCCGTCTCTTCAAGCGCGCGAAAAGAGTGGGCAGAATCTAGAAAGCGTTTTCTGTGTACCTATCAACGACAAGGCAACTCGTTTCTCTGGCGGTGGGGACACCAGAAAAGACGATGGCGCGGGAAACGGACTCGGAGTGGGACACGACGGAGAACCCTCCCCGACGCTCACAGCTGCGGACAGGCATGGCGTGTATTGCGTGGGATTCAAGATTGGCAATAGCGAACAGTCACCGACGCTAAACGCAGAGTGCGGCGGTAACAAGCCTGTGATTCTGGATATGAGCCACGCAAACGACGTGATTCGTGAGTGTGGGGATGTTGTGCCGACGCTGCAAAGCAGGATGGGAACCGGCGGGAACCAAATCCCGCTGACGTACCAGAAAACCACCGGGACTTTATCGCCCGGAGCACACGCAGGGAGCTATAACGGGCAGGATGCCTATAACGATATGCTGGTATGCGGAGCGGCTGTACCGGATATTGCACACACGCTAAAGGCAAAAGCAAACTGCGATTTCATGGAAGATTCGGAAACATACCCGGTGCAGAATCGAGTAGTTCGCCGTCTGACCCCCTTGGAGTGCGAACGGCTTCAGGGATTCCCTGACCACTGGACCGACTTGGGCGAGTGGACGGACAGCAAGGGCAAGCGACACAAGGACGCGGACAGCCCACGGTATAAGGCGCTTGGAAATTCCATCGCCCTACCGCCGTGGAAGTGGGTGCTAAAGCGGATTTGCGCACAGTATGAGCGAGATGCAACAATGGGAAGCCTATTTGACGGGATCGGCGGCTTTACGCTGCTTTGGACGCAGCTCAACGGCTGGAACAGTGTGAAGTGGGCGAGTGAAATCGAGCCGTTCTGCATCGCGGTCACAAAGCGGCATTTCGGAGATGAGGCAACCGGAGAACGCGGCGATATGTGGGAATATCTTACGGGAGGAAAGAGACATGAGCCTTGATTTTCGATATCTGACAAACGGGGAAAAGACGCTCTACTGCGTGACGGACTCTGCCGCCAGACCGGTAGAGAGAACTACCTATGAGAGCATTGAAGATGTTCCGGAAGGTATCCGGCACTACGCGCCGAAGGGAAAGGCGGTATTTGTCACGCCGGACGCTGCGCATGTGCTCGGATTTGGGGATGTCTTCTATCCGGAGTATGAGCAGAAATGCGGGTATTACGGGCGGAGAAAGGATTCTTGCGTAGGACGAGAATGCAACATCCTTGGCGACAAGAAACCGGAAGCGTGTGAGTATTGGATTGGCTGAAACGAAAAAGAAAAGTGATTGCGATGTGAACGCATGGACACGAAAGATTTGCTGAAACGAGCGAAAGAGTTTGACTTCGCCGGGACACACCCAGACTCCGTTTTCGTGACGGAGGTTTGGGCCGTGTTTCACGAGCTGCTTGTGCTTACAGAGGAACTTCTGGAAGCGCAGAGGCGGAACGCGGCTCTCAAGTGCCCATGCGATAACTGCGGCGTCGGATGGGGCATTGCCGGTCTTGATGGACGCAGGAGCTGCTTTGATGCGTGCATCAGGCTCAGAAAATGGTTGGAGGAACAGAAAAAGTGAAAACGCAGATTGTAAAAATCAAGGGCGATTGGGAAGAAGTCGTTTCGGACTGCCGCGCAACGGTCGGGAAGCCGCCGCTCGGGCATGAACCGAGCACGGAGTTCAAGCGGAAGATCCTGATTTCGGAGCACAGCCCGATTCGGGATATTTCGGTCAAGTGGAAGTGGCACAACATCAAGAGCTGGGTCGCGACGCATTGGAGCCGGCACAAATTTGAAAAGTTTATTCAATCCCAACGTTCTGACAGAACGGGAATTCCACGCGACAAGCTGCCGCAGGACGCCCCTGTTGACTTCACAGGCGAGGCAAACGCGCAGGCACTGATTGATGCCATGCGGAAGCGTTTGTGCCATCAGGCATCGACAGAGACGCGGGAGCACGCCGAGGACTTCAAGGCTGCACTACGCGCAATCGAACCGGAACTTTCAGACGTTCTCGTTCCGCAATGTGTATATCGTGGGCTTTGCCCGGAAATGAACCCATGCGGTTTCTGGGAGAAGTTTTCAGAAGGTCTTACAAAAGAGGAAGCTTTGAAATGGGAGACGCGATATGGGCGGTACAACGAAAGATTCTGGCGCAGACAAGAATAGTCAGGCAGGGAGGATTCTGATCTGCGGAAACTGCGGAAGGCAGTTTAGAAGGGAAGAACCGCTCGGGCGGAGCATGAGCTTTTGCTGCAGGAAATGCTTTGCGGCAGCGAGGCAAAGCGGAAAGTTTCGCCCGACAAATAAAACCAAAACGCCGGGGCAGATTCCACACGAAAAGGTATATATCAGAATCACGCAGGAGATTGACGTGTGGGAGGAATTTAGGCCGGTCGTAGGAGGCGTTTACTTGGCTGAAAAGTACGAAAACCAGAAGATTCCGGGATATGTTGTGACCGTGAACGGGAACCGGGTATGCGTCCGGTACGGAGAGTGTGAAGAGGTGGAGCATGAGTAAAGCAGTTTTAATTAGCATCCGCCCAAAGTGGTGCGAGAAAATCGCTTCTGGCAAAAAGACGATTGAGGTGCGCAGGAATTTCCCGAAGCTGGACGTGCCGTTTAAAGTGTACATTTATTGCACGAGGCAAAATTTGCTGATGAAATCCAACGTAAGCAGAAATTTGTGCGTAAAACGAGGGAAAAGTTGCAAAGAAACACTTGAAAGCCACAGTGAAACTGAATATTCCGGCAAAATTATCGGCGAATTTGTATGCAGAACGATGGAAGAATTTACGACGGATTACCGCGCAAACGATGCCCAAAACGTTGCGATTGCGAAAGATGCCTGTATGACGCTGGCAGAAATGACGGACTACGAATACAAAGGGCACTCGGCGTGTCTTTTTGGATGGCATATCTCCGACCTGAAAATATACGACACCCCGAAAGAGCTGAACGAGTTCTGGTTCCCGCCTGAGTTGTATTGCGAAAAGGAACGATGCGGAAGCTGCCCATACGATCAGGTGGCAGACGTGAACGGAGAATACGGTTATGACTGCGAGTGGAAGCGCCCTTTGAAGCGACCGCCGCAGAGCTGGCAGTATGTGGAGGAGCTGAAATGACGAACTATGTGAAAGCACCGGCGGACGTGCTGAACGTGAACTGCACCATCTGCTGTCCGAACGGGCATATTCTCGGTGCGTTTGAGGCAGGTGACACGCTCCGGGTCAAGCACAAGGGGAGGCTGCTGACGTTCCGCTCCGGCTTTGCAGAGATCGAGGTCGTCTGTGAGCGGTGCGGAAAGACGGTAGAAATGAAATTGCAGGAGCCGAATCTTTATGTGAGGGAGAGACGAAATGAACATTAAAACCGGTGATTATATAGAAGATCTGCGTGGAATTGTCGGCGTAGTCAACACGGTTGGACGACCGGCGGAAAATGAAAACGGCAAGCGATTTGCCTTTGACTGGGATATTTTGTATCCGGAGAAAATGACCGGAAACAGAGGATTCTTTGAAGGCGACGAATCTGCGCTTTGGAAGCAGTTCAAGCGCGTTGGCACATATAAAAACCCGTTTCTCAAAGAGCGCATTGGGAAAAAGCCTATTGAGCCGTTTGAACTTATGGAAAAAGAAAAGATCAACGGATATGAGGTGACATGCAATACGGACGGTACAAAGACCATCAAACGTGGCATGATGGGGATTCTGGTTCAGGACATTCCGGATAACGCGACGATTGCACTCAAAATCAATGAGATCATTAATTATCTGAATGCGGAGGAAATGTAATGGACTACATTGAGAAAATCGTATGGCACGAGGTGACGACCAGACCACCTACGGAAGAAGAAAACGAGGACTATAAACGCATATGGGGCGATGACCTCTGCTTTGTGTTTGATTGTGCCATGCCAGAAGATGGACAGGAAATCCTTGTTAAAACAAAATATGGCGTAGGCACGGACATTTGCTGCATTGATGAAGGAACATATCTTGAAGAGCGCTGCGATTGGGAAGATGTGCTTGCCTGGGCAGAAATGCCGAAAGGAGAAAAATGATGGATGCAGTTGAATTTTTGAAGACCGCAGAAAGGAGATATAAAAGCAACCCGCACGATTATGCAAACTATATTCAACTCTGTGGAAATGACTTTGGTGCATATGTAGATGAACTTGAGAAATGGTCAAAAGAGCATCCAGTCAAGACACGCCAAAGCGAGTTTTTGAAGATGTTCCCGAATGCGAGAATTGAAAGTGACGGGATGCCCTCTATTTGTCCGATCGTCGTAGATAAAAGATGCCACAATAAAGACGACGATGCTCTCTTCTGCCTTGTGAGATACGAGGAAGAATGCAGAAAATGTCGCCTTGACTATTGGTTGCAGGAGGTGGAATGATGGGTGAAATCACATACATGGACTGCTGGCATTATATTGCACCCTTGATTCCCGTGAAAGCAGACACATGTTCGATAGATGTTTATGTGATGGTGTATCAGGCGCTCAAAGAGGCGGAAGAACGCCGTGTGGGAACGCCTGATAAGCGGCAAAAAGATGCCGGCATTTCGGAGGGATAGACGTGACGGGGCTGGTTCGCTGCCCGAAGGGGCATATTGTCGGAGAATGCCGGGATGGGGCGTTTGTTGTGCAGATGAGAAGGCGGCGCGTTGTTTATCGGGCGGAAAAAGCGGAAATTGAGATCGTATGCGAGCAGTGCGGACAGAAGGTTTGCATCTCAATCAAAAACGGAGAAATGAGTGAGGAACGGGGAAGATGAACACGTTTTTTGTGTGCAACACAATCACAGGCGATGTTTTTGAGATTATGAAAAGTGGGCTTTACACCGACAAGCAGTGCATCGAAAAACTTGAAGCTCGCGCGGCAGCACGTGGAAAAGAATACCGGGTATTTGTTTTGCCATGGGATGCGACATACGGCGATGTCAAGGAGTATGGGAAAAACGCCGCATACTTTTTTGCGTGGCAGAAAGAAAGAATGCCGAATGTAGTTTTCGGAACACAAAAAGCAATAGATGTCCTGACAAATGGGATGGAGGAATCTCATGGCGAAGCATGACCAGAGGTGGCGTGATGCCAGATGGAAGCAAAAGAAACGCCAGAGGGACGCTGAAAGCAAGCGACGGGAATGGGAACTGTCAGAATTTGCACGGCAGGCGGACGAAGCACTTGAACATATGCGGCAATTCTCCGATTGGGCGGAGCCGCTGATAGAAAGACTTGATTTTTTGAAGGAAATCGGGCCGGGAGTCAACTTCGCGGAGATACTGGAAGGAACCAAGTACAGATTCGTTTCTCAGAAGTGGAATGGCGATGGGACATATGACGTCAGGTTCGAGATGGATGTACTGAGCAACGACAGTAAACACGAAAAGATTGGCGTGCTGACGGCAACTGCTTTGCGCGTGTCGTATATCGCGGGGAGGTTAGAAGTTCATGGACGATGACGAGAAATTTGAAGACTTCTACTCAAACGCAGAACGGCGCATCCGAGATCTTGAAAAGAAACGCGATGCACTGAACGAAAAGCCGCAGGAGATTTACGCGAAAATCGGCGAACTGATTGGGACACTCACCATAGATGGCGAAGATTATCCGATAAAGGGGCTATCGGATAAAACCGCGCAGCTTCTTCACAGAACGGTTTGCCCAAACTGTGGTGCACCACATTCACCATGGGAATCTAAGTGCGAATACTGCGGTGGGTACTTTGTTCTGGAAGCTCCCGTGTCGGAGACTCAACTAAAAGTTGAACCTTACGCGGTTAAGCAATGGGACGGTGAAAAATTTGTTAGCAAAGTTGTGAACCCAATGGAAAGAGTTAAAACAAAAAAGCTCCCAACAAAAAACATCATTGGATAGGAAGGCGGAAACACAATGAAAAACACGATATTAGCAGGTGGTCGTTTTAAGACCGGAACAATTAAATGCAGCGTTGAACTCATGCCGGGGAAAGGCGGCGGAGAGGGAACAAAACCCGCTATTAGAGAAATCAAACAGGGAACTATGCAATGGCTCAAAGAGCAAGAAGTGGAGGCTGACAATGAAGTGGATAAGTAACGCGAGAATCGGTGAAGATGCAAAGAACGGGACTATATTCAAACTCGAAGGTACAGAAGTCAGAATCCACCATTATGCAGGATGTGGGGGATTGTGGTTTCTTGAATACAAACCGCTCGATATATCGCTTTATGCACTTGGAACGGAAGACTTTGAAAATGCCAAGAAAAAGGCACTGGACTACATCCTAAATCAGTTCGGAAAATTAACTGCGCGTGTGAAGATTGACACGGATTTTCTGAACGCTTCAATGAAAGAATCTGACTGTTTTAGCCGGCACTAAAACAAAAATATGCAACTTCTCTTGCATTTTTATAAAAAGTGTGGTATAATCCAGTAAAAGAAAAAGTATGACCACACGCCGTTTCGGTGTTTTCCCGTATGGGAGGACTACCGGAACGGCTTTTTTGTTTGTCAGGAGGTACAAATGACGCAGGATAACAACGAGTTTGAACAGCAGGAGTATTACAACGAGCTTGCGAAGAAAACATCGGAAAGTCTTGCGTATTTTTATTGCTGCGTCAAATATGACGTGCCGTTTGCAAGAGACTGCGTGCCGCGCGACGAAAGCAGAGACCGATGGCTTTCGTATATTGACAATCTGCATCTGAAAAAGCGGGATGTCAACAAGGCAGGGCAGCCGCTTGGATTCCTCGACGGGCTGACGGACATCACAAAGATATTTGGAGAAGGGCTGAAAGACGGGGAGTTTACAAAGGCGGTCTACGCGGAAAAGAACGCGCAGAGCGCAAAAGCCGGCACGGTGCGGCAGCGCAAGGACTGGGGACTGGGAAGCGAAAGCAACCCGTATACGAACGAGGATTACGCAGAGTTTGACCGGATTTACACGATTCTCGTAACTGACCTCGGCGGCGAGGACGCAGTGAGCGCGAAGCAGGAGCTGATTCTGCGGAACGTTGCAAGGTGGACAAAGCAGATGAATGATGCTTCCGCAGCCGGGAAATTCGACGCGGCAAAGAAGCTTTCGGCTCTAATTCAGGAGAACCTTGCAAGCGACAACCTCCGCAAGAAGGATATACGGCCGGCGGATATTATCCGAATCGACGAGATTACGGATAAGCTGGAAAAAGCGGGGCTTTTGAAAAACGGAAAGCAGTGCAGCCCAGATGAAATGTTTGCGTTTTTCTTCGGCAGACCGCCGAAGTATCCGTATACGGCAGACGCGGTTGACCAGATGATCTTGATTAACGAAAACCGGATGCGGCAAAATGATGGGATGCCGGAGCTTTCCATGCTGCCGGATGGAATGCGGATTCACGATGAACTTGGAGAGTTCGCGGAAGAACCGAATGAAGCGGAGAAAGACGCCTACGACAAACTGGGGCTTATCCGTATGCCACCCATAAAGGAAAGCGGAAAGAAAAAGAACGGAGATCAATAATCATGGCACGACGGGCAGGGAAAATATGGTCGCCCGGTGTCGGGTGGGTTTCCAAACGGGAAGTTGAACAGAGAGACTATTCTTCGTTTGAATCGGAATGGTGGGCGTTTCTGGTCTGGGTGATTCGGTGGTATCCGGACAAAGGATGTGACCTTTTCCGGGACGAATACGCAGATTACGCAAACGAAGAAATCATGCAGCGGCTTATGATGCGGGCGTATGCGCGGTACGCGGACGTCGCATTTACAGGAACGCGAGGCATCACAAAGACAAACACGAAATTCAAATATGAGCTGCTGGATGGTTTGGTATGGCCGGGAACGCAGAGCGCGTATTACGGACCGTCGTACAAGCAGATGGCGGCGATTGGAAGCAAACAGTTCAAGCAAATCGCACATGATTATCCATCCCTTACAAAAGGATGGCGGATCACGGCAGAGAGTAAGGACGATTTTAAGATCGAGACGGATCTTGGAAGTGCGTTTTACATTTCTGCGTTCCGTGGCGATAACATCCACTGCGTAACGGCGGAAGAATTTGCGCAGGAAGAAAACCCGCCGTTTGATTTTACGGAATACTCCACGATTGTTTTGCCGGCAGTTCGTTTGCGACACAACGTAAACGGAAGACCGGATGAAAACTTCGTATCCTACAAAAACCATTCTATCACAAGCGCAGGCAGAAAGCAGCACCCGTCGTTCCAGGTACGCTGTGAAACAATGAAAGAAATGCAGCGCGGCGAAAGCGCGTTTGCATACGACATGAGCTGGGAGTGCGTCGTTTTACAGCAAATGCGCCCGTATTCGTGGGCACAGAAGCTTCGGACGAAGCTGACACCGGAGCGATGGATGCGGGAAATGGAGTCGCGCTACACGGGCGCGGACGAATACCCGATCATCTCAGACGAGACGCTTTCTGAAAGCTGCTGTCTGCAAACGATGGAACGGCAGCACATCTGCAAGTATCCGGGATGCAGGACAGACCCGAAGGACGTTATTTACGTTGTCTGCTACGACGTATCATATGAGGACGCGAAGAAAAACGCAAAGTGCGCCTGCGGCGTGTGGAAGCTCACGAAGCAGACGGACTTTCTAAAGCGTGACCGGTACTTAAAGCAGCTCGTATGGCTCGACGACTGGCCGCCACCTAATAATGCAATGAAGCAGGCACGGCGGCTGAAAGACGTATGGTATCGATTCTGCTTTGACGGCGGGAACACAACCTACATTGCAATTGACGGATGGCAGTACGGCAAGGCGGTCATTGAAGACCTGATGAAAGACCTCGGAGACGGACTTCCGCCGCTTTGCGTGTTAGATCACGCGGAATATACGGCGCTGGAACTTGACGGGGCGCTGCCGGTCATTTACCCAATCAAGGCGGGCGGCAAAGGCGTTACCGATCCGGACGCGGAGATGATCCGGTACGCGCAGATCCAGTTTGACAACCACAACGTCCAGCTTCTGACGATGAACACCAGAGAGGGCGTTGAGAGCTACAAGCGGATGCACAGGATCAAAGACGATGATATGGACTATCAGATCGCGCGTCCGTATCAGAAGACGAGAGAGCTTTCCGGGCAGATTCAGAACCTGAAAGCCGTGCCGTCAGGCTCTGGCATCAGCGAGAAGCGGATTTCAAAGTCGATACAGCGAGATAGCTGGTCAGCAATCAAATACGGCTTGCGGCTGGCACAGAAACTCGAACGGGCACTTGCTATCAGCGCGGCGAGAAAGAAAAACGACTGGGACGAAGAACTCGAAAAGTTCAGAGGGCAAAGCGCAACGGCGACCGCCGCACCGCACGGAACAGGCCGGATGGTCACGACACGCCGGGGAGGGCGTTTGTACTGATGCACGAGACAGAGAACAAGATTTTCAGGCTTTATGCACTTTCGGTCACGCCGGAGAACGTCGAGCAGGCGGTAGAAAGAAGATTCAGCCGGATTTCACCGGAATATATTCTCATCTACACGGACGGAGAAGCGCCGGCACGGAGCGTTGAAGTGACGCAGGAGCACCTTTACAGGCTGACAAAAGAAGACCAAGCCTGGATCATGGAATGTGCCGGGTATCTTCTGATGGAACGGCTAGAGAAAGAAAAGCCTGCGGTGGCAAAACGATTGAGCGATATGATTGACGCGCTCGGCGCGGCGCTCGACGAAGAACGCGCGAAGCTATCGCGCGATGGGGAGGAAAGGACAAATGGCGATACCGACAGAGGAACTGAACAAAGCCCAGTATGAGTCTTTTCCTGAGATCTTCGGACGGTTTCGGAAGCTTGCAGCAGAAAATCAGGGGATGCCGATGGCAAGCATTGTGTCTGCTTTCACGGGAATCAACTCCGGCAGATACGGCATGGCGAACCCGTATATCCAGAACCGGCGCGTAAAGAGAATTTCGTCGCTTCCTGCGGACTATTCCAAAGATCAGGTCGCGGAGATGCTGACGAAGCCGTATGAGAGCGAACAGCCGCTGCGGCAGGTGGCGCACATCCTCGAATACACGGCGTATCCGCTGTTTCATATCCGAAAGACCTATCAGAATCTTCTGACCTATCACAGCTACATTGCGCCGAACCTTGTATCCAAAGAAGACATAAAGAAGGACGATTTCTGGCGGGAATATAGGCTTGCCGAGAAGCTGCGGCAGGAGTTCCGGACGAAGGAAACGGCACATGAGATCGTCGGGCAGGTCGGCGTGGAGGGAAAGGTTTTCTACGTTCCACGCTACAGCGTAGACAAGAGCCACAACAAAGTGGACTACGCATTTTTGCAGCAGTTACCTTCTGACTGGACGAAGATCACGGGATTCAACAATGTGTCGAAGTACACGGTTGCGTTTAACATGATGTACTTCTTGCAGCCGGGATGTGTGCCGGAACAGTTCGGGGATCTTTTTACGCCGTATCTTTATGATTTTTCACAGGTCGTAGAGAAACCAAAGAACGTTGGAAAATCGGTCGTGTTTGCGCAGAAGCGCATTGACATGCAGAGGTTCCAGCTCATTCAGCAGGGCGGAGAGCTGGTGGGAACGCCGGATGTCTACTACCAGAACGGAAGATGGTACTACTGGGTGTATCTGCCACCGGAAAAGGTTTTTACCTTTGAAGCGGACGATGTAAGCCGGACAGCAATTTCCCCGTTTGCGGGACTTTTCCTCAACATGATCCAGCTTGCGCAGATGGAACAGATCCAGTTGGAGCTGATTCAGAATCCCCTTGTAAGTCTTCTTCATGGTGAGATCCCGTATCGGGACGAAAAGACCGCGACGGACGATGACCAATACCGGCTCAGCAACGCAGGGCGACTTCTTTTTGAAGCGCTGTGGTATCAGATGCTGCAGGACAACAATACAAGCGGAATTGGCTTGTATCTGGCCCCGGTTGAGAACATGAAACTTGAAAGCCTGTCCGAAGCGCCGTCTGCGATGGATATTGTGAAGCAAGGGTATTCGGACACGATGTCGCAGGCCGGCATGGGCGCTATTATCCCACTGGGAGACGACACAAGAGCCGCAACGGCGCAGATCTCTTTGCAAATTGAAAGCAAGTTCATGGAATGCGTTTACCGCGACTATGAGCGGATGATGAACGCGATCATTAAGAGCCTCAACCTCAAGTATGACTTCCGGTTTCGGATGTTTGGAAATCTTTCCGAGGACGAAAAGATGATGGAACGCACCATGAAGGGCATGGAGCACGGAATTTTACCGGATACCATCATTTACAACGCGCTTCTCGACCGGTCGGTGCTGGACGATATCTGCCTGTCTGACACGGTATATGCAAGCGGCGTACTCGACAAGCGGATTCCGCTCGTGACCTCGTATAGCGCGAAGCAGGACACTTCCAATCTCCCGCCGCAGCCGAAGGGCAGGCCGAAGGGAGACGGGACGGTAACATCGGACGGATCGGAGGGCGTGATTGACCAGTATGGACAGACAAATGACTGAATACGTCAGGAAAGAGGATCTTTTCCTCATCAACCGCGCCCTGAACGACGATAAAGACGTTCGGATTCAGCGGACGAAGGACGGATACCGCATCATTGAGGACACGGTAAAGGTACTTCACAAGGCGGCAGTTGAGAAAAAATAACAATTAAAGATAGATGCCTGCACCGAAACGGCGGTGCGGAACGACTGGGAGAGTCAAACAATACGCAAAAATTGCGTGTTGTTTGGCTCTTTTTCTTTTTGGAAAGGAGATGCCTGCAATGGCACGACTGAAAGCGAAGTTTAATTTTGAAAGCGGCGCGCTTGCCAGTATCCGGGATGCAGCGAAGGAAGCGACAGGCGCGTATCAGGATGCGGCTCGCAGGCTCGACACACTCAAGGAGTGGGTACTGATCGAGTTTGGAATGCCAAAGACGGCGGACGTGATTCACAAGCTCGCGCATGCACAGCCCGTTCGGTTTGATGTGATTGGTGATCTTCTTCACCAAAGACACATCCTGCAGATTTATCCGGCGACTGAGGAATACCGGGGCGCACCGGAGACGCTTGACGATGTGTTTGAAGAGATCATCGACGCGCTGCAGAAGATTGAAAACGCGCTGCATAAATGCGTGAAGGTATGCGACGAAAACGGCGTATATCCACTGGGGCGCGGATTTGAAAATTTGCAGATGGAAAACAGCGCGAGCTACGAAAAGTTTTTGTATGCGTGGCAGATGTATTCCGAGAACGAAATGGGCGCGACGAGCTTTGAAAACTGGATCGAGGATCTTTTCATGGAAGAGGGTGCGTGACGATGCCGCTTACAAGAACTAGGCGTCCAAAAGCGTTTGGTCAGATCAGGGTTTTACAAAAACTCAACAAGTATGAGTTTGTCGTGGAACTCTGGATGATGCGGGATGGGAAGATTGAAAACCCGTGGATGTACGAAAACCTTGAGAAATACTACCAGACATTTGCTGGAAGGCCGATTCTGATTGCCTATGTCATGGAGAAGATCGGAGACGGCCACAACAGCCGGATCAAGGTAGATCCCGAGACGGGCGAACGGTACTACTCGTACACGGACGGCACGGCAGAACGGATTGTCGGAACGCTGTCCGATGACAAAAATGATTTTTCCCTCGCAGAAAGGGATGGTCATACATGGGTCGTGGCGAAGGGTAAGCTGTTTTCGTTTTACGCGAAAGAGCTTGTGGACAAGATCGTGCGAACAGGGCGCATGAGCGTGTCCGTGGAGACGCTTACTCACGCATCCCACATGGAAGATGACATTGAAGTGATTACCGAGTGGGAAGGACTTGCAGTCACGATTCTGGGAGAGGGCGTTGCTCCGGCGGTTCCGGGAGCCAACATCGCCCGGTTGTCTGCAATGCAGGATGAATTTAAGACATTGAAACTGCGTGCGGCATCTTTGCAGAAGTCCCCGGATAACAACGCCCCCAATGATGGGGTAACAACTCGAAAAGGAGTGAAGAAATTGAACACTTATAGCAAGAGACAGCTTACGGAGCTTTCCGCAAGATTCGAAGGCTACAAGGTTCTGGCTGCCGGAGAGCAGGACGGCAAGGTGTACGTCGCGCTGCTTTCCAAGGACGGCGCTTTCAAGAGCTACGTCATGGAAAATGCGGCCGAGACCGTAGTGCCGGAGAAGTTCACAAGCCTGTCCGCAAATGCGGTCATTTCGTTCGGCGAAAACGAAGAGCTTTGCACGAACGCGGCGGAATTCGTGGATGCGGTGAGCGAAGACATTCAGTCCAGAATGAACACCGCAGAAGCGGACGTCAAGCGTCTGAGCAAGCAGCTTGAGGATGCGACCAAGAAGGTTTCCGACATGGAAGCATTCGAGAGCGCACGCCGGATGAACGCGGCAAAGGAAACCGCAAAGCAGACGCTGGCGAAGTTCAACCAGAACCGAAAGGAGAAAATCGCAGATTCCGCGATTGACGGCATTCTCAAGGATGTGGAAAGCGGTCTTTACACCAACTGCATGAAGGACGGAGCATGGACGGGCGACGCCGAGGTTGCAAAGTCTGTGTACGCCGTATGCGGCGAGCAGGTGGCAAAGCTCGACGAGGAAGACGCGAGAAAGAACAAGACCACGTTCGCATGGGAGAAGTTCGCAAAGAACTCCAAGAGCGAGGGCGGCACGATCAGCGACATGCTCAGTGCTTGGGGCATTGATGCCGCCAGGGAATAAGGAAGGAGTGAAACAAGATGTCTTATACTGCAAAAACCGCGTTTGAAGCGCGTGTAACCAACAACAGAAACAACGACCTCATCAACGTTACCGGTCGCTATCAGGCGTCTTCGGCTGACGCGGACTGCGACGCCGGCCGTCTGGTCGTCCGCAATGGTCAGCTTCCGTGCGCAGGCTTTGCGAACGTGAAGAATGAAAACGCATGGTACATGAACGACGCGACCTCTACTACGAACGCCGGCGACGTTGTGTACGCGGCGAACACCTATGAGGTTCCGCTGATCGCTGGTCAGGGCGGCAATCTGTATGCCGTTGGCACGCAGACCCTCGGCCTCGGCATTCCCGCAGGTCGAGATGGCACGTTTACAAAGATCGTTTTCGACGGCGATCATACCTACCGCTTCGGCATCGGCAACGTGAACGCTGCACTCAGCACCAACAAGTTCTTTACCATCGACGCAGGTCAGCTGAAACCGGTTGCTGCCGCTCCGACCACGAACGGCGCTCTGTATTTCAAGCTGAAAGACCCCGGCACCGGCAACTTCACCGAGGGCACAACTTCCAGCTTCGAGTATGTCGATGTCATCGCGTTTACGGCTGTCGCTGCGGTTGCCGCAGGCGGCTAATCAGGAAGGAGTGAAACAACATGTCTAAACTGACGCTTAACAGCATTTCTCCGTCCGTGTTTGTTGTGAATGCAGCAGACGGCTCCGGTATCGAACGGCAGCGTGCCGACATCATCGCGCAGGGCAGAATGCTTTTTTATGATTACGCTGCGAGAGGCAAAAACGCCATGCTCAAGGCAAACGGAAAGACCGAAGAAGTCAAGCCCATGCTGGGCAGCACGGCCTATAAGCAGCTCAACGAGAAGTTCCAGAATGATCATCTGCTGTATGCCGCAAAGCTCTGCTGCATGAGAACCGGCGAGACGGCTCCAACTGATTTTGCGGATTTCCGCCGCAACGGTCAGCGATTCTTCCGCAACAAGGACTTTTACCGTGTTGCGCAGGGCATCTATCAGGAAATCGTTCAGCCGATCATTCCTGCCGTTTATTCGGAGGCCGTTGACATGTGGGCAGAGACCTATGAGGTCGGCTTTGGTGAGACCAAGCAGATCACCGTTGGCTCCAACGACATTCCCGTCTTCCAGGATTCCAGCTGGGGCGCAAGCCGTTCCGTACCGCGCAACCGCTTCTACACCAAGGACTACACGCTGAACCCGCAGCCCAAGACCGCGCAGATCAACGCCAAGTGGTTCCAGCTGGTCGGCAACAACCAGGACTTCGGCGCGTTCTTTGCAAATCTCGTGGCCGGCATGTATGCCAAAACCATGGGTATGTGGAACGCCTCTCTGACCGCCGTGAAGAGCGACACCACGCTGATTCCGTCCAATCTGACCTTCACGTTCGACTCCACAAACTGGGTAACGGCGGCAAACCGTCTGTCGGCGCTGAACAACACCGGCCTCGGCGGCATCTTTGCAACCGGCTCGATGGTTGCGCTGTCTAAGGTTCTGCCGACGCAGGCAACCGGCTCTACCAACGTCAACATGGACGCGGCACTGGCTACGCTGCTCGGCGGCACGTATAACTCCCGTGGCTACCTCGGCGAGTTCATGAGCGTGCCGCTGCTGCCGATGCGTGATGTTATCATCCCCGGCACGCAGAACACCAATCCGGAGACGATGCTGTCCAGCACCGATATCTGGATGATGGCTTCCTCCGGCAGAAAGCCGATGTCCATTGCATACAACTCGGCCACTCCGATCACCATCGAGATCGACCCGGTGATGGATTCCTCCGATTTCGAGATCGCAATGAACCTCACCATCGCGCTCGACACCGTGGCGGTATTCTCCAGCAAGATCGCACACATCACCATCTGATGCGTGCCCGTGGGGAGGGTTCATACCTCCGGCCCTCCCCACATTTTCAAATGGTTCCGCATAGTGCAAGCAAGACGGTGCAAGTCCGTCAGGAGCCAATGTTAGCAATCCACAATGCCATGGAATCTGAAAGGAGTATGAGATATGGCTGAGACGAAGAAAAATACGACAGGCACCGCGAAGAAGGGCGGAAGACCGAAAAAAACAGCGGTCGTACCACAGACGGCTGCGGAAGATGATTTCTTCCGGATCACAGATGCCGAGGAAAGCTCGGAAGCTCCGCAGATCGCGGTGGAAAGTGTGAACGAGAAGAAACCGGAAACGCAGGAATCCAAGAAAACCTACACCGACGATGAGGTACAGCGGATGATTGCCATGGCAGTAGCTAAGGCGATGCAGAGCGTACCGACGCAGCCGGCAGCTCCGCAGATCATTCAGGTTGCGGCTGATACGGAGAAGGTGCATTTCCTCTGGCAGGCAGAGGTCGCGGACGATAACGTCGCACGGTTCGGCGAGGGAGGCATGTATGGTCAGATTGTCGGCAAGACCGGAAGCTTCTATGTACCGAAGAGCGAGCTTTCCCGCGTCCTGACGGAGCGCAACCGCGTATTTATGAAGCGTCGGTGGCTGATTGTGGTTTCCGGCCTTGATGACGAGGAACGCGAAGCGCTCGGCGTTGACTATAAAGATGGAGAAATCCTTGATAAGCGGGCATTTTCCAAGATGATCGACCTCGGCGATGAGCTGTTGGAAATCTATCCGAAGCTCTGCGATGGACACAGGAAGATGGTCGCGCAGAGATGGGCCGAAGCCTATGAGGCCGGCAATCCGAATGTCACGCGCGAACGCACGGTGAAGCTCAATGAAATGAGCAAGGCGGCAGGCAGCGCGCGCGGCGATTTCACCGGTATCATTGAGAGAATGAACGCGCAGGACGCGCAGTAACAGAAAATAATGGAAAGGCGGCGGTTTTGCAATGAACGACGCGGAAAAGATCGAGGCGCTATGCGCGGTAATAGAATCTCTTCTGGAACTGATTCAGGACGAAACCGCCGCTGACTCATTCCGTGAGGAATATCAGAAAATTCAAAGAGAAGACCCGTATGAGGACGAGAGGTGGGACTGATGGGGACTGCTTGGAGCGAAATTATCACAGATCACGCGATGGTCATCATCAGTGACACGAGAATGCGGGACGACCTTGCGACCAATCCGGCGCTTTTCTTCCGGAGAATGGCGGGATGGATGCAGATGTCGATTCCGATGTTAAAGTCTCCGCCTGAACTGCTCGTATATCTCACGGAAGGACTGACACAGCCGCAGTACGCGGATTTTTCGTGGGAGAGCGACCAGAACAGCACGGTCACGGAAACGGCTGTAGAAACCGGCAAGACGGGCTTTGAGCTGTGCTCGTGCGTGCGGGTGGTCACGGCTGGAAACGGAGACGCGATTTATGATCCGTATACAGATTTTACCTATGACGCGGAAACCGGCATTGTGACCTTCCCACAGCAGGACAATGCCGGAACAGTCTACAGTCTGGACTTTTACACAGACGGGCAATTCCAGCATGAGCTGACACTCAAGCAAAAACGGCTTCTGGCACTGGCTATCGCGGTGAACTGGGACAACCGGTTCAACCGGGAATGGCTGAATATTCAGCCGAAGCCGCATGACAAGAGCTTCAACCCGCCGAATGAGAACACAACGATGAAGGAATCCACGGCGCGGTTTGAAAAGAACGCACAGCTATTTTATGCAGAGCTGCGCGGCTATGAGCAGGAATGCGCGTATATGCGGACAGTCAACCCAACGAGGCGCATTTTCCAGCTACTTTGAGAATTTGAAAACAGAATGGTGGTGACGTCGCTTGGCAATCACGGACAGCATTAAAAACGGGATGATCTCGGCAGGAAAGCTCCATCAGGCGGCGAAAAACACCCCGTCACAATACAAAGACCGGAAGAAGCAGTACCTGGGCGATGTTTCTGCGGAGTTCATGCACGAATACGCGCAGTACGCGACAGACTTTTTTGAAGCACGGGTGCAGGGACTTGATCCGGACAATCCGCACGAGTGGGAAACGGCGCTGATCCGCATGGCGGATATCTCTCCGGACTCTGCATCGACGCTCCGCAAGAAGGACGATTACAAGATCGTCTTGTTTGCTGATGCAAGCATCGATTATGTCCCGGAGGGGGCAAAAATCGAGTGTATGGGGTCAACGTGGCTGGTCATTAACCCACAGAACATCTCAAGCGAAATGGCAAACGCAGTGGTTCAGCGGTGCAGGTCGGTATGGAATCATCTGGACTGGTACGGAAATCTTCTTTCCGAGCCGCTTTGCGTGGACAAGGCGCTGCTTTTGTCTAACGATTCAGACATGCAGGACTACGCGCTGATCTCGAAGGGATATGTGAACGTTTCTTGCCAATGCAACGAGCAGACAAAAGAGCTGAACACAAACAGCAGAATCATCCTTGGCTCCGGCGCGTACCGGATCACTGGTTTCAGCGACTATTCGATGGAATTTACCGGAGACTACAATTCCGTGCGGATTTTGGAGTTCTCCGCAAGATATGAACCGCCGAACATGGAGATTGACGACATGGAACGGCATGTGGCGGGCGGCAAGACGTTTTCGTGGGAAATCCGAGTAACCGGGAACCCGGTTGTAAAAGCCGGCGCTGTGAGCCGCATGACGGCTGAGAGCATCCGTATGGGGGATGCAGTCAAGCCGGACGAAAATCATCCGGTCAGCTATCTATGGGAGAGCAGCAACCCGGACGTCGCGGACGTCGGGCTGGATGGAAGCATCATCGGAATTTCCAAGGGAGAATGCACCGTCACATGCGTTCTGGATCAGAACAGGGAGATCACGGCAAGCATGAAGGTTACGGTTGCACCGGCAGAGGGAGAAAATGAGGTTGCGTTCCTCGGAAATATTCCGCAGAGCATCCGCGCATATGAGTCTTTGACGCTGGAAGCGGCGTATTTTGAAAACGGGAAGCAGACAGACGCGGAAATCTCCTATACGCTTTCCGGAGCGGATTCGATGAGCTATTCGTTTACGCAGAACGGAAATGTGCTGACCGTGAACTGCTGGACGGCCAGCGAGACACCGCTGACGATCACGGCTTCGTCCGGAAATGAAGCCGCAAGCGTGGAGCTTGGATTGGAGGGACTGTAAATGCCAGTTCAGTTTATGCAGGGCGACCGGTATTCCGTTCCGTTCATTCTCAGAGCACAGGATGGGACGATCATCACGGATGAAATGGTCAAAACGGTCGTTCTGAATCTTGGGAACATGTCGCGGCAGTATCCGGGCGATGTGACCTATTCTGATGGGAAATGGCTTTTCCCGATGAGTCAGAAGCAGTCGTTTGCCATGAAAGGGTCGGTAGAACCGCAGGCGAGAATCGAGTTTAACGACGGAACGATTTTCGGCGGAGCAGGAAGGAAAATTCTGATTGTTTTTTCGTTCAATCGCGGAATCATCGGGGCGGAAGCATCGGAGCACGCGAGGCTTGCAAGGCCAGTCAGCCTTGAAATTGGAAACGCGAGGGGTAACATCAGCGTAACCATCGGTGCGGCGAGCGCAGGCGGAAGCACAGAAGGTGCCGTCCGCTACGACATCGCGCAGGAATTGACTGACGAGCAGCAGGCACAGGCGCGGGAGAATATCACCGCAGTATTCGATGACGGCACAGAGCTGTTTGCCTCGTTTTACAACAAAGGAATGTTTGACGCGCTGCAAGCCCCAGACGGAGCATTTCTGACAGGCGGGAACGCTATCTTGACGTATTAAAGGAGAGGATCATATGGATATTCAGACAAGACCGATTTCCGATTTGCCGGAAATGAGCAAGGATTCGCAGACCGCACAGTTTATGGTGTACGACGAGTCCGACCAGACCCCCAAGAGAATGCCGAGAAGCGTTATGCCGGTGCTTATTGTGGCTAAATTGGATGCCCCCGGTGGCGATATTCTCAAATCCACGATCATCTCCGTTTCACATACCCCGGATGAGGTTAGATCACTCTTAAAATCTGACGCACTGGTGTCCGTGGTTTTCAACATAACAGCCGGTGACGTGCCAATGTTTAACATGTCCTCGTATGGTATTGTGACGTATCAACCAGAAAATACCGAATACTATGGTTTCCTGGCTTTTGTGGCAGAAATTCTGGGAAAACCAGCTATGATCCACGCTATGGATGGCTCTAACGTGTGGGTGGTTGGCGCACCTCCAAAAAAATCATCTAACTGATATGAGGTGAGACGATATGGGTGATTTTATCAAAACACTTACATCTCTGATCGGCAGTATCAAGGCAAAGGTCGATGGTAAAATCGATATTTTGCAGAAGCGGATCGATGATATCCCGACTGAAACGGTGCTCTATACGCCGCAGACGCTTACCGAGGAACAGCAGAAGCAGGCCAGAGACAATATTGGGGCGACTGATGATGCTGGCTCGATGTTTGTTGTGATTACCAAAAGCACTCAAAATGGGGAAACTATTTACTCTGCTGATAAGACTTATGATGAGATAATGGAAGCTGTAAAAAACAGGATTGTGCCGGTTTGCAATAACCCGGTTTACGAGTCAGCTTATGGCATCCAAAACATCAGATGTATATTCCGTAATAGTTTTTACGTGACCGGTGTGGAATATGCTTCATTTCAATCAGACGGCGATGAATATTTTTACGAAGTCTTGATATTCAACGGCGGAAAGGTAACGGCGACAAGTAAACCGAAAATCATGACCGGCGCGACAACAGATAACGAAGGCACTAGTGGAATGGTGCCACTTCCATACAGGGGTGACAACACCAAATTCCTGCGTGGCGATGGAACGTGGGCAGATGTGCCGAAATATGAACTCCCCGTTGCAGCAAACGAGCAGCTCGGCGGCGTAAAGCCCGTAGCCAAAACCGACGTGATGACGCAGGATGTCGGCGTTGACGAAAATGGGAAGTTGTATACGAAGCCTGTAGAAGGCGGCACTGACCTCTCCCTCGGCATTACCGGCGCACACGTCGGCCAAATCGCCAAAATCACGGCGGTGGACGCGAGTGGTAAACCGACGGCATGGACGCCGGTGGAGATGCCGAACAGTCTGCCGTCTGTTACCACCGCTGACAATGGCAAGTTCCTGCGGGTCGTGAATGGGAGCTGGGCGGCTGAGTCCGTAGCAAATGCGAAAGGAGTGAGCTTCTGATGGCACAAAACGAATATTTGGTCGATGGCGCTGATATGACGACCGTTGCCGACGCTATCCGCGCAAAGGGTGGCACGACCGCGCCGCTGAGCTTCCCTGAGGGTATGGCGAGCGCCGTGAGGGATATTCCGTCTGGTGAGTGTGGTATTGATGTTGTAATTACATCAAATGTGACCAATGCGGTAGCTCTTGGTGATGCTCTTGCTTCCGCGAGTGGGAGCGATCAATTCGTTTTCGCAGTCAAATCCTATAAAGGCGCAGGACCGGTTCAAAATCAAATTATCGCGGGAGCAGTAAACCATAATATCGGCGGATGCATCCGATATCGAGACGGGGCGTATGGTCCCCTTGGTGGTTGGAATACGCAATACGATGCAGGTGTAACGATTGGTGATGTATATACTGTTTGGAAGTACAGTTTGGAGACGGCATGAACAATGGCCAGAGAAAAAAGCTGCTTCGAAACGAGACTGTTGCCGCGATGCTCAAGCGATATGGCGTGGAGGTGCGAGATGGGGACGGAAGGTGAAAGCGGATGGATTGTGCATACGCATACCGTAAGATCGGAGACGTGAGTCTGCATTGTAGATTCCAGTCTGATCGTGGCGACCAACACGACTGGTGCGCACATCAGTATTTGTGCAAGCGGACAAAACGGTGGGAGGTTTCGGACGGCGCTTCAAAATGCGAGATCCGGAATCAGAATAAGGAGAAGTGAGAACCAAAACCATGAGAGAATCTGAAAGGAATGGGAACATCATGGAGAACATCAAACTGACAAAAGAGAATCTTCTTTCGATGCGGGACTATGTGCCGCTGGCAGAGAAGATGCGGTTCGTAGCCGAGGCGGCGGACGGCTGCTTTGACCGGATGGAGCTGAAAATCTCCGGCGGGGCAGAGAGTATGCCGATGCCGCCAATGTACAGGGACAACACATCGATCAAGAGCCGGATGCTGATGGGCGCGTTCGTAAAGCTCTATCTCGAAGCGGGATTTGAGACGGAAGGCGAAAACCCGTGGCTTATGAGCGTTGCAGACTATGACCGGTTCTGCGGGAGCCATATTTTCAACCAGATCGAGCGGATGAAGGCAGAGGGCGGCGAGGTGCGTGACAAGGCATTTGACGTGCTTTCCGACTGGCGCGATCTTGAGAAGCGGTTCAACACGGAGGTCTACAATATGATGCAGGTGATGAACGAGCCGGTGAGCCGGATCATGATGGCCATGCAGATGCAGACAACGCCGGAAGCGATGCAGGGGCTGAAGGAAGAGCTGGAAAGCGTCAAAAAAGAGCTTGACAGCTACGCCGCGCAGAAGAAAGCGACGGTGAAGGTGAAATGAGCCGCGTTTCGGTCAATTCCGACACTTACCCGTTTGAGCGGATTCAAACCGGCTTTAACCGGCTGAAAGGATCGGAGGATATCCCGCTGAAAGTCCTGACGTATCTGATGGATCTTCCAAGCGCCGGGTATGAGCCGAAGGACGACAACAGCCGTGCCCGTGTTCGGCTTCTGAAATACCTCTGGTATGACGGGGCAAGGCCGCTCGAAAATCCGCTGCCGACGGCGAAAGAGAAGCTTTCGCTGCTGTTTGACGGAGATCATCCGGTGCTCAACACGGAAGCGGAAAAGGCGGCGCACCCGAAGGGATACCGCATTTACCCGCAGAGAGTGTGGGGGCAGAGCGACACGGAAGCCGGGGTTACGCTGAAGCTCTACATGGGAAGAAGCATCGCAAGGGATAACTTCCACACGGTGCTCGGACTACAGTTTGAGATCCTTGTGAACGTCAACCTTGAGAACACGACGAGAACGGATGCGTATTCGAGAGCGTATGACATAGAGCAGTGCATCATCGAGGCGCTGCACGGCGTCAATATGACGGGAATCGGCGTGGTGGATTTTTCGAGGCTTTCCCACGCGGACAACGGAAGCACAAGCATTTTTGACTACGGGACGCACTGCGGAAGGAAGCTTCATATGAGCGTTGAGTGGTGCGATTCGGAAGGAAGCACCGTAACAGAATGACATACGATCTGACGTGAAGCAGCACGGCAGGAAACGGCTTGGAGAGCTGACAGGGCATGATTTTTCGTGCGCTGCCGGCTCTTTTATTTTTAGCTATCAGAAAGGAAAAACAAAAATATGAACGGCCTTTCTTACAGCATGGTCAAGGCGATCAACCGATACGAACCGATAGAGGCTGACGGCGTGACCTTATATCCGGTCTGCGTGGCAGAGCTTGACGAATTCTCTGTGGCACAGGAAGCAATCACGTTTTTGCAGCAGAGTCTCCCTGTGACTCTGATTTCAAAACCGCTTTTGCAGGCGTACTACACGATGGAGTTTCAGGCCAGCGCAGCCGGAGAACCAAGCCCCGGACTTTTCTTCCGGAGCGTCCTTGCCTTGATCCTCGCAATGAGGGTCGGGGTGGGTCTTCCGACAGAAAAGAGGCTGGAACTGGCGATCCCGGTTCCGGACAGGCATGACCCAAAGAAGCTTGACTGCGTGATTTTCCAAACAGAGGACGGAGCAAAGTCCATCACGCCGCTGCAGTTCCAGCGCCTGCGCCCGATTTTGGCAGCTCAGAACGGAATCGAACTCGAATCTGAGGACGCCAACCCTGAACTGGTGCAGGCGGAACGGGAGCTTGCGGAATTGAACGCGCCGAAGCTTGACTATTCATTGGAAAGCGTGAAAGCATCCATTTCCCTGATCTCCGGCGTGAATGACGCGGAAATGGATGAATGGCCGATTCTCCGATTCAAGCGGCAGAGAGCCGCACTGCAAAGAATCCTTGGATACCTCAACTGCGGGATGGCAGAAGCGCAGGGAGCGAAATGGAACGGCGGAAATCCGTACCCAAGCCCCCTGTTTGACAGGATTCGTGGGGAAAGCGGCGGCGTGATTCCAATGGAGAAGTTTGCCGGAGGAGCCGGGATGAGGGCCATGCAGAACGCCGGGAAACAAACAACATGACATTTCAGACATTCAGAAGGAGTGAAAACGAATGATTCATTTTACCGACAAACGAATTTACGCAAAGGGCATCGGCGAGGCCATGTGTACAGACCGCGCCGGCAACATTGTGTATTGGTCGAACAAGTTCCAGACCGGCAACGTGACGCCGAGCGTTGATCTCGGCGAGATCCGCGCAGGTCTCGGCAACGCGCTTGCGACGACGCTTCCGTCGAACGCGTCCCTTGCCGTGGAATTCAACGCTGCGGACTTCTCTCTGTGGGCAAAGGCCGCACAGATGGGCGCGACTCTGAGCTACAACGCACCGGTTCCCGTGTGCCAGACTCTCACCGCAAGCAGCACCACGCTCAAGCTCGATGTGACGAAGGGCACTCCGGTCGCGCAGAAGGGCTTCTCCAAGATTTTCTGCTATGTGCAGGAGATCGGCGCGGCCTCCACGGTTGCAAGCGGCGGCGTTGCCTATACGGTCGATCCGGCCACCGGCACGATCTCCGACTTCACCGCGACGAGCGGAAAGCAGTATAAGGTCACTTATTTTGCCAACAAGGCCGGCGCACAGATCGCGGAGATCACCACAGCTATGGACCCGGCAGTTGTGCATTTTACCGCGACGATTGCCGTTTTCTCCTCGGACTCCGGAGCGGCACAGAACGAGGGCACCAGAATCGGCACGCTGTTTGTGATCGTCCCGTCGCTCAAGTTCGGCGCGAACGGCGGTATCAACGGCGACCAGACCAACAACGACACCACGTCCCTCTCCGGCAACGCGATTGCCTATGACCCGGACGTGATCTCCGCAGACTGCGGCGAATGCGGCGCGGCAGGCTCGGCGCTGGCGTACTACATTTATCAGCCGTGCTCCGAGGACGAAACTGCCGTGGAGGGCATCGTGGCGAACGTCGGCAGCCTTTCCGTGCCGAAGTCCAGCACCTATCAGATGCAGCCGCGCATCGTGATGGCAAACGGAGAACTGGTCAAGGGTGACGCGAACACCTTTACCTACACCGCGACCGGCGCACCCACCGGAACGACCGTGGGCGCAAAGACCGGTCTCATCACCGCAGGCTCGACCACAGGCTCTTTCGAGGTTGAGGTTTCCTATGCTGTGGGCGGAACCACCTTCAAGGACACCTGCGACGTCAGCGTGGTCTAAACACAAAACTCCCGGAGGGTGAAAGCCCTCCGGGAAATGGTCTATCAATCCGCGTATGTCCAATGGTAGCCACCTGATGTTTCCTGCCTGCCATTACAGCAATGCGCGATATTCGATGGATGAACACCGATTTTCTCGGCGGCGAACTTTGGCTGCTCAAATATTTCACCAGTTTCAACACACATAACTTTTCTGAACGCTTTGATTCTACTTTCTACAAGGTAGGCTTTTCTTCTTGCGTCCCAATCACGCTGTGAGTCAGAAGCGTACATCCAATGAAAGCCGCCTGCGGTTCTCCTTTTCGCTGCGCACGCGGAAGAAATATGCGCGTGGGATATTCCAGTCATTTCGGACGCTTCTGTGACGCAGGAATACGTTGTGCCGGTTTCAACCTGAATTACTTTTTCTGAATTTCTCCGTAACGAGGCGGATGTGTTTCGAGATACTTTTTCCCGGTACTCTGCATTTCCCCAGTTTTTCTTTGACGAAGCAGACAACTTCTTCTTGTACTCGTCGGTGGACATAGCCGCTTTCCTCGATTCAAGTACCTTTTCACGGAACAGAGGATCTTCCCATTTGCGCTTCGATGCAATAGAAAGACGGTTCTTCGTTTCTGGACGAGCCATGGAAGCTTTTGATGATTCGCTTCTTTTCAATCGAGTCTCTGGATTATTCGAACCGTCCTGCATCTTTTTCAATGCTAAGTCGCGGAACTCTTTGTCGTTCCATTTATTCTGCATTGCACGTTTAAGGTTTTCCTTGTACTCGCTTGTGGACATTGCAGACCGCATAGCAGATATACGTTTTTCCCTGATGGAACTGTCTTTCCACGATTTTGCGGTTGCAGCTCTGAGATTTTCTCTCTGAGCATCCGACATTCGAAAACCATGGAGTCCTCCGCCTCCAACGGTTCTGTTGTAACCGTTTTTGTAAGAATCTTTCTCGGAAATCCAGCGCATTTCTTTTTCGTCTAGATCTGCGATTCCGCATTCTTCAAGAACAATCCACTCAAAAGAATCCGCGCCATATTTATTCCATGCTCTTTGCAGATGAACAGAGTTGCTTGCATTTCGAGAAAGCAGGCTTCTGTGGGCGTTCCAGAGTTTTCGTATGTCAGATGCCTGCCCTACATACCACTTGCCATTGACCAGATTGTGAATCCCGTAAATTCCACTCTGCATGGTTTATTCCTCATTTTCAGAAGAACCGGTGTTTCCAATGCTCAGAAGGGAACGAATTGCATCGTCAAGGTCTTGAAATTTTGCGCGAAGATCGTCGTTCATCTGAATTGATTCCTGGACGGTTTTAACCTCTGGTTCTTCTGCCAGAGAGGACGCGGCAATTTGGTTTCCAATTCTCTGCGCATGATTAAAGCCAAGATCATTTGATGTATGAAAAGCCATTGAAAAAGCATCGAATTTATCCATAAAACGCACCACCTTTCTTACATATATTATACACCAAAACAGAAAGAAAATCCATATAAAGCGGACACTTTTTTGCGAGGAATGAACGACAATGGGAGACATTTCTGATGCGATTTTGAGACTGAAAAACATAGACATTGCGATTACAAATGCGCTTGAAACGGAAGTCGCAGAGGAAGCAAAACTGGCTGTCAAAGATGCGGCTGAACGCAACGTGTACGCGGCATACACGCCTGAGTTTTACAGCAGGAGAAAAGAAAACGGAGGCCTTATAGATCCGGACAATATCATCTGCCATGTGTCGGGAGACACATTGACAGTAGACAACGTTACAGGACTTCAAAATCTTTGGGGCGGCGGGAATACGAGCGTACTTACCCCAATCGTAGAAGAAGGGGACGCGGCATACCATATGGGAAAAGCCGGGCCGCGTCCGTTTATGGACTTTGCAAAGGAACTTTTGCTTGCAGGACGCGCGGAAGCGGCACTCCGGCGTGGACTTGAACGGCAAGGTATCAGCACAGAAGGACTTACATTCATTTTTGAGTAGGAGTTGAGGTTATGGCGGAAATTATCACGTTGACTGTAAAACAGGTCGGAGTAAGTGAAGCAGAAAAGTCTTTGAACAACATGCTCACAACCATAAAGGCAATCAACTCCACGCCAATCAATGTATCTGTTACGGGTTCTGGCGCGAAAGCGGCTGAACAATACAAAGAAGCCGTAACCGTCACGCAAACGGAAGTAAAAAAGCTGTCCCAGTCATTCAAAGATACCGAAAAGAGCGGGAATTCACTTCTTAAAAACGTTATCAAGAATGCGCAGTGGTACTACATCAGCGGAGCTGTCAGCGCGGCAACACGTTCCTTCAAGGACGCTATTGCGACAATGAAGGAAGTTGATGCAGAAATGGTCAGCATTCAGAAAGTCACCGGATATACGAAAGAACAGATGGACAGGCTTTCTGATAGCGCGTATGCCCTTGCGTCTGCTTATGGCCGTACCGCACAGGAAATTCTTTCCGCTGAAACCACGTTCGCAAGAGCTGGCTATACAGATCAGATTGAAGATCTTGCGGAACTTGCAGTTTTGACGCAGAACGTAGGCGACGTGAATGCGGATACTGCTTCAAAGTTCCTGATTGCGGCAGATGCCGCATGGAAGCTTGGCGGCAACGCAAAGGAACTGACAGAGATTATTGATGGCATGAACAATGTCACCAACAAAAACGCTGTCGATATGAAAGCTCTTACGGAAGGCCTTACGGTATCTGCATCGGCATTTGCAGAAGCCGGAGAATCCGCGCAGACATATACCGCGATGGTTGGCGCAGGCGTCGCAGCAACGCAGCGTTCAGGCAACGAAGTCGCACGAGCGATGAGAACCATCATTATGAACGTCCGCCAGATTCGAGGCGAGACGGAGGATGGAGAACTCATTGACGGCGAAAGCATTGCAAACGCTGCAAAGGCGCTGAAAGAATACGCCGATATTTCTACGATGCAAAACGGGGAACTCCGAAAGACCTACGATGTCCTTGACGAACTTGCCGGAAAGTGGGAAAGCCTCGGAAGCGTTGCAAAGAGCGCTATTACGGAGGCTCTGGCAGGCAAATACCGCGCGAACATTCTTTCCGCACTTCTCAATGACTGGGATTCTGTATCGAAGATAATGCAGGACTACGCAGACGGCGTCGGTTCTGCACTCGAAGAAAATGGGTTCTATCTGCAAAGCTGGGATGCGAAAACAAAACAGCTCCAATCTACATGGACTGAATTTGTTGCAAAGACTGTTGATGAAGACTGGATCAAAGGTCTGATTAGCAGTGTGACATGGCTCATCGAAGGCTTAGGAAGCCTCGGGAATGCGCTTCTAATTCTCGGTGGAATTATCTCGACGTTCAAGATGCCCAGCATTTTGTCGTTTTTATCGAGTGCTGTAGCAGGAATCGGCAGATTGATTGCAATGGTAAAGCTTGCTACTACAAACTTCACTGCATTCAGCCTTGTTGTGAATACAACACAGCTGGCGATTGGCGCAATTACGGCAGCTATCACGATAGGAATCGTAGCATACAACAAAATCAAACAGGCGCGGGAGGAAGCGCGGCAGGCGGCAATCGACGCCGGAAACGCGGCGGCGGCGGAAGCGGAGAGCCTGAAGGATCTGTACCAGAGCTATACAGACGCAAAAAAGGCGTATGATGACGGGACGGGATCGAAAGCCGCGCTTCTGACTGCAACGGAAAAGCTCTGGAAGGCCACGGACACGGAGGCGGAAAGCGTCGATACGCTGACGTTCCGCTATGGCTCGCTGAAAACCGCGATCGATCAGGTAACAGAAGCAAAGCTGCAAGCGGATCTGTATGACGCGAAAGCGGGCGTAACGGCTGCTGGGTATGCTCTCGTAAATAATGGGGGAGTAACCGAAGAATTTGGAGCGAAAACGCCTGAGAAGGTTCTGGAATATTACAATCAATTCATTTCTTCGAGAAATGAAATGATTGATTCCGGAACGGACAGTGGAGCAACATGGCAAAACGTTACGAGGGAAATATCGAGACTAAAACCGCTCGTTGATGAGTACAACACTGCACTCGAAAATCAGAAAAACATCGAGGAGATGCTTCAGGCGCTTCGCGACGGAACGCTCGAAAGCTACGGGCGGGAGAGGGATGCGCTGGATGAAAACGCGGCGGCGGCAGGTACGCAGGCGACGGCTCTGGAGAAGGCCGGAAAAGCGCTCAAGGCGCAGCAGGAAAACCTGAAATCCGCCGCGCAGGCGATGGCCGAGTACCAGAAGAACGGAAAGGTTTCAAACGAAACGATCCAGAAGCTCATTTCGATGAGTTCGGATTACAGCGATATCCTTGTCAACGAGGACGGGACGCTGAATATCACGGAGGAATCGCTGAGGCTCCTCAATGCGGCGATTGCGGATAACATCACGCAGACGGAATCCCAGATCGGCGTGACCGGAACTGCAGATGACGCGGCGGCGGCGTATGTGACGTCGCTGATTGCGCTTGGAGAAGCGTCCGGCGCGACCGGCCAGAAACTGTATGAGCTGGTTCTGGAGGAAATCAAGCTCAACAACATGGGGCTTGATCTGAGCGGACAGATCGCACAGGTCATTGCGCTGGGGCGGGCGGCAGGAGCGACGGCGGCTTCCATTGCGTCGATCAGCGGGATGAAATCCTCCGACGCGGACAGAACCATCAAGGGATGGCTGCAAACCGGACAGGTCGGAAGCTATGAAGAGGGCGAACAGAAACTTCTTCAGGGGATTTACGATTCCTTTGATTACAGCGAAAGTTCGTGGAACAAGTCCGGTAGCTCCGGTTCCAAGGGCTCCGGCTCCGGTGGTGGCGGAAGCTCCTCGGATGCGAGGCTGACAGCGCACAAGGAGCGCGTGACGCTGCTGAAATCCGAGCTGACGCTGCTGGAAAAGCAGGGAGCCAGCGAGGAAGCGCAGAAGAACAAGATGCGCCAGATTCAGAATGCGCTGAATGCGCAGGCGGATTACATGCGCTCAATCGGATATTCTCAGGCGGAGATCAACGACCTTTCGTCGGAATGGTACGACTGGCAGAAGAAGATCAACGAGCAGACGCAGACAATGGAAAAACTGCTGTCGGATCTGCAGAGTGCGATGCAGGATTCTCTCAGCTCACAGCAGGATGCAAGGGACGCGGAGCTTGCGGCAATCGACGCACAGATCGACGCGCTCAAAAAACGCAAGGAATCAAAGGACGACGAGCTGACGCTGGAAGAAAAAATTCTGGCGGTTCAGAAAGCGCAGGCCAATCTTGCGAATGCGCGGAATGAGCGCACGATCCGGCAGTACAACGCGAAAACAGGACAGTGGGAATGGGTCGCGGACGCTGGAAAGGTCAAGTCGGCGGAGGAAAGCCTTGAAAACGCGAAGAAGGATCTTGAGGATTTCAAGGAGAACGCGGCATACGAGGCGGCTATTGCGGAGCTGGAGGCGAAGAAGGACGCCATCAACGCGCGGTATGATGCGCTGGAACGGCAATACAACAATTTCCTCGACTCGCTGAAGGCCAAGACGCGCGGCATTGCGGAGATCCTGCAGGACATCTGGAAGAACGCGACGCCGGAGCTGAAGAAGATCATTCTGGAAAACGCAGAGCTTTTTCGGCAGTTCGGAATCGACGTGACAAAGCTGTCGGATGTGGTGACGGAGACGGTCAACCGCATCGTGAAGGTCGGGGCGGACGGAAAAGCGCCGTCAGGGCTTTCGGTCGGAGACCGCGTTGTGACAGGCGGCGGCACGTATGAGATCACGGGCGTCAATCCGGACGGAACTTATCAATCCGTACTTGTAGACAAAAACCAGACCACGTACAATTACAAGGGAGAATATGACGATCCTCCCGGAGCGGGCGGATCAGGCGGCGGCTCCGGAAGCGGGCAGAAGTACAGCGGGACGGTATACGGCTATGCGTCGGACGGCTCGCGGTATACGATCAGCTCGGAGCGTGGCATCCGGTTTTTGAACACGGCGTCGGCAGGCGAGACGCTTTCCGGCGGAGACGGCTCGCACTGGGTGAAAAACGCGAACGGAACGACGACCATCACGAAACGGGACGGAAAGCGCTACACCGTGTACGACAAGGGCGGCATTCTGGAGGGCATGGGCGGCATCAAGGCGACCGAAAAGCCGGAAATGGTGCTTCCGCCGGATGTGACAAAAGTCCTGCACACGATGATGCTGCGGCCGCAGACGGACATGCGCTTTGAGCGCGGAATGGACAGAATGCGGATGGCGCTCGGGATCAAGGACGGAACGGCGATGAACCGCGCAGCCTATGACGATCACCGGATCGGAACGCAGTACAGCGGGAATGTGTATCAGCTCGGTGGGATTTCGATCAGCGAGGAAAAGGCCAGAGTGACGAGCGTGTATGATCTTGCACGGATGGCAAGAACGCTTGCGATCTCCAGCAGGGATTAAACGGCGGAGAAAGGAAGAAAACAGTATGCTTTATCAGCCAACAAATGTTTATCCAAGCATGACGGGCGGGCTTGGAAACGGCGTGGTCGATGTGACAAAACCGCTCAAGGTAAGCTGGCAGGTGAACGGGAATTCGGCGATGACGGCTTATCAGATCACGATCTATAAAAATGACAGCGCATCGACGCAGGTCATGACGACCTCGAAGCTCACAAATAACTGCCCGTTTTACGGAGTGGACTACGCCGGAAACATTCAGTTTTTCAGCCACACGATCTCTGCGGCCACAATGGCAGGCTCCGGCATGACAAACGGAAACGAATATACGATCAAGATCAAGCAGTGGTGGGGTGCGTCGGACACGGCTTCCGTGACGCAGACGAGCGCGAATGCGTTCATCACGAGAGCCGCGCCGACGGTCACACTCGCGTCGCTCCCGACTGCGTTTTCCTACAGATCCTACACCTTCTCGGCGGCCTATGCGCAGGCGCAGGGCGACGTTCTGAACTGGGTACAATGGGAGCTGGCGCTTGTTGCGCCGGACGGGGAATACACCATCTTGAAGGACAGCGGAAAGATCTACGGAACGGCGGAGCTGAAATTCGACTACGACGGTTTCTTCTCGGGAAGCAGCTATGCCGTCCGATGCACGATCCAGACGCAAAACGGCGTGGATGCGACGACCGGATGGAATCCATTCTCCGTTTCCTACGAGACCGTCCCGCTGGCTGGAACGCTGACGGCATCCCCGCTGAGAAAGGCAAACGGTATTTCTCTGACGTTCCCTGCCATCACGTCGATCCCCGCGACGATCACGGGAAGCTATACACTGGAAAACAGCAAGCTGTCGCTTCCAAGCGGGAGCACAGCCGTGTGGGACAGCGTGAACGGAAAGCAGATGTCATTCGAAGCGCCGTTCAATGTACTGTGGCAGGCAGAGATGGAGCCGCACATCGAGATGGAATACCTCACAATCGAAGGAACAACAAAAGCAGGTACGAAAAAATCGTATACGCTGTATTCTGAACCTGATTTTGAAATCACAAGCCATGTTCCGCCTTTGGAGTATGAGGCAAACTCCATGGCGAGCGGTAACGTTGTTTTTGGAGATGGTTTAGTTACTGCAGTTTACGTTGGCGTTGGCGGTGGGGGTACTATAAAAGTTTATAGTAATGTGCTTGGAGATGCGTGGGGTAATGCAGCGTCCACAGGAGTGTCCGCGGATCTGCTTTCCGTATGCTATGGACGCGCCAGATTCGTTGCAGTCGGATATTCACAGTATGGCGTTTATAGCGACAATGGCGAATCGTGGGTACGGTTTTCACTTCCTAACGCTAGAAAATGGACATCCGTCGCGTATGGTAACGGTGTGTACGCTGCGGTCGCGGATCAGAGCAATGTGGTTGCGTATTCCAGAGATGGTATATCATGGGCGGAAAAAACAATGCCATACTCCGTGCAAAGTGTTACAAATCCTACGATCTGCTACGGGAACGGACGTTTTATGATCTTAACGCAGAATCTCGCGTATTCGCTATCCTTTGACATTTCTCCCAATGGGGTGGATTCTTGGGGACAATATACCTTGCCGGCGGTTCGGAACTGGACTTCCGTATGCTATGGAAACGACAGATTCGTTGCAGTTGCTGAAAGCTCTTCTTCCGGAGCGTATCTTGACGATGGTCAGAGTACGTGGCAAACAATGAATATGCCCTCGAAAGCCTGGAGTTCGGTTGACTTCTCTGCTGGTGGTAGCGGCAATGGTTGTTTTTTTGCAACATGCACCAACAGCTCCAGCGGGGCATATTCGTTTGACGGAGTGAAATGGTACGAAGCATACGGAAGCTGTAATGGTTATACAAAGTCCGTTTGCGGTCTTAGCTATGGAGAATTCTTGAACGCGAAAGGAAGCCTTGATGTATCTATACTTGTCAAATTTGGAACGAGAGAAGTTTGTGACGCCAATATTGATAAAATCGAAAAAATAAAACTTCTTATAGGATCAGGAGGAGATGTCCGCGTAGAAGCTTACTATACGTTTCAAGATCATCTCGAAAAACATGTTGGATACAAGATAAACGTTTATGATATATCGAATATAAACAAGATATCCCTGTTCGGGCAGCAGGACTGCGATTATCTTTTTATTTCCAGCGCAGCACTTTCGGAAAGTGAAAAAACCGCTTTCTGGAACGGAAGCCTTGACTTTTCCACAATTCCGTCATATTTCTACACGGATTTCGACGATTCCACGAACGGCGGCGGCATCGGAAGCGCAAAGATCTCGTCGCTTTCCATTTACCGCAGGACGCCGGGGGAGGACGTTCTGACGCACATTTCGGACACCACGCCGGACACCGGAAACGCGATGATCGACTGCAGCGCGATACCGGGGAAATGCTACACCTACTACGCATACGGAACCGGGCAGCAGTCCACAAGCGCACTGACGAGCGAGGCGGTGACGCTCTGCGCGTGGGACTGGGCGCTGTTTTCGTGCACGCAGGACGCAGGCGGCGTCTATCATCCGCAGGAGATCTTCCTTTTCTCGAACAACGTTTCAAGCGGAAGCGTCAGCAACAACAATTCTCCGGGGATCATGCAGAATTTCACCCGGTATCCGACCGTCCAGCCGGCGCCGCAGAACTACCGCAGCGGGGCGCTGACAAGCCTGATCGGCGCGGTCACAGACGGGGTATATTCCGACACAATCGAGCTGAGAAACGCCATTGTGGGGCTTTCCACGGCGGCACGGACGCTTTTCCTGAAAAACCGCAAGGGAGACATCATGAGGGTCACGCTTTCCGGGCCTGTGGAGATGGAGACCATGGACGAAACGGCGGCGCAGGCACAGACGGTGACGCTGCCGTGGGCGGAGATCGGAAGCGCGGAAAACGCAAGCATCATTCTGACAAAGAACGACGCGGCATGGCCGTATTGAAGGGGATGAGAACATGGCATTTACGACCTATGCAGAAAAAATGGCAGACTATCTCCGGCAGCTCAGGACGCCGTTTACAAAGCTGTGCAGGCTGCGGTTTCTGCAGCCGGACGGCTCGACGGCATTTGCGCTCGACAACAATCCGAGCGGCAAGCGGAGCGGCGCGTTTCTTGCGGACGGAACGATCTCCGGAAACCTCCAGAACGGGCAGAGAAGGACGGCAAACGTCGTTTTATCCAATCTGGACGGGGAATACGACTACAATGTCAACAACGTCTGGTTCGGGCAGCAGATCGCCATTGACGAGGGGCTGATCCTTTCGGACGGGTCGGAATTCTACATCCAGCAGGGCGTTTTCTACATTCAGGAGCCGACGGAGACCTTCCAGCCCGGCAGCAAAACGGTGGAATATCCGCTTGTTGACAAGTGGGCGTATCTCGACGGGACGCTTTTCGGAAGGCTGGACGCGACATATGAGGTCCCGGTGAACACAAACATTTTTGAGCCGGTTTCCGCAATTTTGAAGCTGGACAGAGGAAACGGGATCAAGGTGGATTCCAGCACGCCGGTTTTCACGGATTATTTCAAGGGAAAGACGCAGACGCTGCCGTCCGGCAGCAGCATCAGCATGATGCTCTCGCCGTACACGCTGCGCGTGGACTCCGACGACGGAACGTATGCGGATGTGATCCTCGGGCTGACGGAAATGGTCGGCGGGATCGTCGGCTACGATCCGTCCGGTACGCTCCGGATCGATCCGTCGCAGGATGATATCCTGGACTCGGACAAGCCGATTTTGTGGCAGTTTTCAACGGACGAATCGACGCTTCTTGGCGCGACGTACACAGTCAAAAACAGCGAGGTATACAACGACTATATCATTCTCGGAGAGCAGCTTGACGGCAACCCGCAGGCCGCAGGGCGGGCACAGAATCTTGACCCATCCTCGGATACCAACGTATACCTGATCGGGCGAAAAACGTACAGGGAAACGGCGTCAGGCTACTATACAAAGAGCCAATGCGAGGATCTGGCAGAATGGAAGCTCAAGCGGGCGGCGGTGCTTCAGAAATCCGTGTCGATTTCCTGCTCGCAGCTTATGCACATCTTTGAAAACAATCTGGTTTCCATCTGCCGGACGGACAAGGCAGGCGCTCCGGTGGAGCGGCATCTGATTCAGGGGTATACGCGGCCACTGGCCGGAAACGGGAACATGACGATCACGGCGGTTTCCGTCAACGATTTCCCGATTGCGACCGTGACCGGCTGGCCGCAATGAACGGAGGTGAGGGTTTTCAGCAGATGTTAAAACAGAACATTTCCTGCGGCGGAGCTGCGCCGCAGAAGAGCCGAGGAGAGCTGGACTTGCAGAGAGACTGCGGGTGCGGCTCTCTTTTTTCGCAAAAAACAAACGATGGGAGAAAACAAAAATGGAACTATTCAGAGAAATCGTCTCCGTATGCGGAGGCGTCACGACCATCAGCGTCATGATCATTGCAATCGTAAGACCGATCCGGGAAAAGGTTTTCGGAACAAAGGCGATCCAGGACGGGATGAAGTGCCAGCTCCGCGCGGACATGCTGCATACCTACTACAAGCGCAAGGATGAGAAGAAGATCCGGCAGTACGAAGCAGAGAATTTCGAGTATGAGTACAGCGCATACAAGGCGCTCAAGGGCAATTCGTTCATCGACGGCATCAAGCGCGAGGTTGAAAAGTGGGAGGTCGTTTCCTGAATTATGGAATGGAGCAAGAAAATTCTGATTTTCTCGTACACGATGCTGATTGTGCTGATTCTCGTTTTTTTGTGCTCCAATGACAAGTCGTCTGCCGCAACAGTCCTATGTGCATGGATCTTGGAATGCGGCGCGGCAACTGGCTTTTACTTTTGGAAAGCAAAAAATGAGAACAGAAGCAAGTATGCAGTGAAGTTTGTCCGTGAGCTGGCCGATAAGTACGGCATTGAAGGCACGGCCCGAATCATTGAAACAGTCCTAAAAGACTGAAAGGAGTGGAAACAACATGAACAATAACAAATGGTGGGAATCCATGATTGCAAATCTCTTCAAGGTGAAGTCACTGGTCACGATTATGCTGACGGCTGCTTTTATCGTGTTGGCGGTGAAGGAACGCGTGGAGCCGAAGGACTTCTACTCCATTATCGTAATGGTGCTGACGTTCTACTTCGGCTACCAGAGCGCAAAGTCGGAAGATCAGACCGGCGGAGACCAGAACGGGGGTGACGCGGCATGAAAGCATCGGAGATTGTACAGAAGCACATTGATGTTGCGAAGAATTACAAGACCGTCTATATGTGGGGCTGCTTCGGTATGCCGGTAACTGAGCAGATTATCAAGGAAAAGTCCGCTCAGTATCCTGGCTGGTACACTTCCGGCAAGCAGTCTTCATTCCGGCAGCTGATCGGGAAAGGCTATTTCGGCTTCGATTGCGTGAACCTTACAAAGGGCATTCTGTGGGGTTGGAACGGAAACCAGAATGCCTATTACGGCGGCGCGAAGTACGCAGCGAATGGCGTACCGGATGTCTCCGCAGACGGTATGATTCAGAAGTGCAGAGACGTGTCTGCGACCGGCTGGGATAAAATGCTTCCCGGTGAAGGACTCTGGATGCCTGGACATTGGGGTCTTTACATCGGCGACGGCCTTGCAGTCGAGTGCACGCCTGTCTGGAAGAACGGCGTTCAGATCACGGCGGTTACGAACATTGCCCCCAAGAGCGGCTACAACGGCCGCAAATGGTCGAAACACGGCAAGCTCCCGTGGGTCGAGTACGGTACAGGAAAGGCCGACAGCGCGGTCGAGGAAGCCAAGAAGACGATCAAGGCCAAGGCTGGGCTTGCTGATGCAACCATTGACTATCTGGCGGCATACAAGTACGGCTCCGATCTTCTCAAGAAGCTGGCCGCTGCAATGAAGTAAGCAGAAAGAAAAAGAACCGGAGAGTTTTCTCCGGTTCTTTTCGCAATGTTGACAGTGAATTTCAGCCGTGCTAGAATGAAAAAGCCATCGAAAGATGGCGGGCGCTGCACGGAGGTAGCAGGCGGTCAGCACTTCCTGAAAAGGAGGTGATACGATGGTTACATGGACGGAGATTTTTTCTTTCGTTATGGTTCTCATCGCTTTTGCCGGTTTGATCGTTCAGATCTGCAAAAAGAAATGACCGCCACAAGTTAGCCGCTTCGACGGTCATTTTCTTTGACCAAAGATTAGGCTGACCGCTTGCGCAGCGCCCTTTCTATTTTTAGTATAGCAGGAAGAACTGGAAAGTCAAGCGAAAAAGAGAGAATGCCGGCGCTGAAAGAGAGCCGGTTTTCGTTTTGTCCCGCTGGTTGGAAAAATATTTTGAAATTGGTATTGACTTTTTATGTACCTATAAATATAATAAAGATGTACATAGAAAGTAGGTGATTGATTTGCCGCCCCGTACAGGCAAACCGTTGGGCAGACCAAAATCAGAGAATCCAAAGGATACGCAGATCAAGTTTCTGGCGGATAAACAGACAGTTGAAGATCTTTCGTACTGCTGCGAGAAAATGAGCAAGACAAAGAGCGACGTTATCCGACTCGGGATTCAGCTGGTCAAGTCCAAAATCGAAAAGTAAAGGGAACCGCCGGCACCGTTCAAAGCTTCAGCGATTCCCTTATGCCCAGACCCTTGCGGGAGTGGTATAAATATTCTACTATGCCGCTTCGCGAGTGTCAAGAGAATCCGATACGATTTCAGATGTTGCACATTTGCTTTTCGCGTGTGGTATGCTGAAATCAGAGAACAAAACACTTGTTTGCTGCAAAGGAGAATATTTTATGAAATTACAGACCATCAACAACACCGAAATTTCCATCAAGGAATACAGCGGTCAGCGTGTCGTGACCTTCAAGGACATTGACGCAGTTCACGGAAGACCGGACGGAACGGCAAGCCGGAATTTTCGGACAAACCGTGAACGTTTCGTTGAACGAGAAGATTACTTCAAAATCTCGCCCGACGAATTTCGTCGGGCGTTCGGAGAAATGGATTTGCGTCAGCAAAACGATGTGACGCTCATCACAGAATCCGGATACCTGATGCTCGTGAAATCCTTCACGGACGATCTGGCGTGGAAAGTCCAGCGCGAACTTGTCAAGGGATATTTCCGCGCAAGGAAGCAGGCAAGACCTATGACGCAGGCAGAATTGATTCTTGCGCAGTCTCAGCTCATGGTAGAACAGGAGCGCCGACTGACAGCCTTGGAGAGCCGATTTGACCGGACAGAAAACACGATGCAGAAAACGATGAACATTTTCAGCGCCCCGGCGTGTGAAGCCGATGATTGGTGCGAGAAGATGAACCACGAGATCAACACGATTGTTGAGCAGTACGGACTCAACCACCAGACATTCCGCTCAGAGCTTTACACACAGGTCGAGCAGGAGGCTGGCGTGGATATTGGCGTTCGGCAGAAACGCCGCAGAAACCGCATGAAGGAAAACGGCGCGACGACGACAGAATGCAAGAACGTCTCAAAGCTTTCTATCGTTGGTTCGGACAAGAAGCTCCGTGCGATCTTTGAATCCGTACTGCGACGCCGCGCCGCGAAGTTCCTTTCTTCCGGCGAACTCATCAGAATGGAGGCTTGAAAATGGAAAGGATTTTGAATGACTTTGAGAAATTTGAAAAGCTCGTTTCAAAGCTCAAGCCGGAAGAAAGGGAACAGCTAAAGGAAGAACTGCGCAAGCTCGTTGCGCGGGAAGAATACCGAAAAAAGAACTAGATTGCCGGGAGGATCAATTTCCTCCCGGTTTTTTAAAGGTTCGAAAGCGTGCCGTCGCCGACGACGATGGCATTTGTCATGCTGCTGCCGAACACAAGGACAGTGACCTGAGAGCCGACGGATGCGCCGGAAATGCTGGACACGTATGGAAGGGCGATTGCTTCGTCGAACGGGCGCTTGACGGTCAGTTTGCCGTTTGAGGCGGCTTTTGTGACCTGCGCACGGAAGAACCAGACGCCGGAATGCGTGAGTTCCTCGACCTTGGGCTTGAAGTATTCCCAGAGACGGTCTGCGAATTTTTTCATCTCGGTATTTTCATCCATGGAAAGCTCCTCCTGTTTCCGCCGATTCGATCAGGTGTGTGAAAAATCGATCCTCCGGCAGCTTTAAGGCTGCGGCATCGACGCTTTCGGCTTCGATTGTGATGATTTCGTTCTCCCGTTCATCACGGTAAACCACCTCAAAGGTGAATTTCCGGTTTACGACGTTCGTTCTGAGCTTTTCCATTCAGTCCTCCCATACGCCGTGGATGCCGAAGGTGACGCGCATGGTGCCGCTTTCCGGCGCGGCGAAGCTTACGTCGTCGGATTTCTCGATCAGTTTCGCAAGGCGGCCTCTTACGCTTTCGTTGAAGATGAAGACCGGAAGCTGAAGGTCGATCATGACCATGGCGTTTCGCTTTGTGCTTTCAGGCGGTCTTACGGTGACTTTGCCGCGCATGAGATGCGCGAGTTCATTGGATTCCTCGCGGATTTCCGTGAAGAGGTTCATTTTGGTTTCGTTTACGGACGTGCCGTGGAAGTTTTCTACGCGGTTCAGCATGGCTTCTACCATGGCGGCGGTTTTGGGATCTGTCATAATAAGTTCTCCTTTCAAATTGAGTTTTGAACGCCTACATATTGGATTCTACCGGGAATTTTCAGTTGTCCCGCTTTGCGGAAAGATTTTTCAGTTCTTTCACACACTGCGCAGTGATTTTCACTGCTTCATCGATCTTGGCAAAGTCTTTTTCCTGTTCGGCTCCGAATCTTGGCTGATATTCGTCCATCGGAAGACGGAGGGTATAATCAAATGAGAAGCGGACTGCGCTTCTGGCGCGTTCTTCTGGATATCCTGCCGCAAGCAGGACCCTCGACGGCTTATTGTCTCCGCTGGAACACGCCGCGCCGCCGGATACCATGACATTCTCAGAAGAAAGTCTCAGGACAAGGGCGGTATTTTCAACGCCGGGGAAGGAAATATTTGCAATGTAGGGAGACTGCGAGGGTTCATTTCCTTGGTAGAATCCGCAGTTTGTCTTTGCGTCCGGGATCTCGTTCATGATACCATCAATGAGCCGGTCATGCAAGCGGCCTGCCATTTCTGAAAACTCCGAAAGATGCTGCGTCCGGAACCAGAGCGCCTGAGAAAACGCCGCAGCGAGTGCGGCAGAAGGGGTTGCGAAATGTTCCAGCTCATAGATGCTTTCCGGATCTTTTGCAATCAGGACGCCGACGCCGACAGGAGCACCGAATTTATGGCCGCCGCCGGCAATATAGTCGATTCCGTCCGACTTGAAATTCAGCGGGTATTTTCCCATGGCTGCGGTGCAGTCAGAAAAGCGTACATTCCACGCGCCTGTGTTTACAGGGTAGTAAATGAAGCCGGTTTCGTTGCAGGTGTGGATATGCGCAAGAGCGGCTTCTTTCTTGCGGGACTTGCTGTGAATATTACCGTAATCGGGAAGCATCTTATAAACTGCGTCGTGCTCGTATGGAGAACAAAAAGCTTCCCAATAATCATTCAGAAGACGAAGGACCGCAAGGCGGCAGCTTTCGGTGGCGCTGGATGTGAAGATGACCTGCTCCGGTTCACAGTTTAGGCACGCTGCGACGGTTTTTTTCTGTTCCTGCAAAAAGGCGTTGTTTCTTGTCCCGCTTGCGTGGATGCTGTTTGGATTCCCGACTTCACCACGGCATACCCTTGCAAATTCGCGCATGGATGATGGAAGCATCGGCGATGTGGCTGCGTAGTCGAGGTAGATCAGCATGGCGCGGTTCCTCCTAAATCGGGGAGAAATGCAGAAAGGATCTGGTGGTATAGCTGGTTCTGCGCCTGCAGTTCAATGCAGCGCTTTCTGACGGATTCCAGTTCTTCCGCACGTTCCGGATGCTGAACGGACTGCACCACATTCCGTGTTTCCGGGAAGTTCTCCGGCTCGGAAAGCCCGAGCGAGATCCGCAGCGCTTTGTCCACACGCTCCACCTCGGACGGCCCCAGATCTGTCATAAATCTTCCAAGCCGGGATTTGCTGATGGTGTACACGTTTTCGCAGAGAATGGTGTTTTTCGTCCCGTTCAGGACGATCTCGACGTGCGTCGGAAGCGGTTTCTTTTTCTCTGCGGTCGTTAAATAACAGATCTCCACATTCTGAGAAAACAGGTTGTTCTTTTCATTGGAGACGATGCAGGCCGGGCGGGGCTTGCACATTTCACTTCCGATGCTTCCCTGCGGGGAGTCCACCCAGAAGATATCGCCGCGATGTATGCAGTTATCCATTGTTTTCCTCTCTTTCAGATTCTATGTACTTCGGCGGCGCACCCGCGTGATACGCCGCCGTATTCAGTTTGATTGCGTTTGAACTGAATGATGGAACTGTGATTATCTCACGTCTTCCTTGAGATTTTTCCCGACGGAAAACTTGACGCTGTAACGGCTGGGAACGCTGATCGCTTCGCCTGTGACGGGATTTCTGGCTGTTCTGGGATTGTTGAGGCGCACCGTGAATTTTCCAAATCCGGGGATGCTGACAGCCTTATGGGCTGCAAGCGCCTCCTGAATGGTATCGATCACGGCATTGACCGCGCCCTGCGCCTCCGACTTGGAGATCTGGAGCTTTTCAGATACACGCACGATGAGTTCGTCCTTGTTCACATTTTTTCCTCCTTCCTTAAAAAGTTCATGGAGCCGGTGACGGGAGTCGAACCCGCGCAGCCAGATTGGAGGTCTGGTGTTCTGCCGCTGAACTACACCGGCGGAAGGCTCCCCGTTTTTACTTGAGTGCGGGAGCGCTCTTCCCCAAAACCAACAGCCTGCTTTCCCAAGCAGGAGCACCGGAGATTGAGCGGACTCCAGCGAGCGCCGTCCCTTACGCTGGCGGACGCTTTTCTTCACAGAAAGGAGGTCTTCATGGCCAGCCGGGACATCCCACAAAACCCGGCATTGTGGGAGAATGCGGAATTGAACCGCAGCACAAGGGCTTTATGTTCCCTCCCAGCGCACCTGCTTCTCCCGTATGGCGTGACGGTTCACGCCTTTTTTGTTACGCGGTCTCCGGACGGCGTGCTCTGTTCACGGCCTCCGGTCGGAGTCTGGCGAAAAAATCATCGCCATTAAGTTCCAAGTATCGCATGTTCCGCTCGGCCTGCCGTTCCTTCTCTTCCTGCACCAGAACCGTTTGGCGCCGTTTCCTGCGGGTTGTGAGTTTACCGGAGTAAACCTGCGTGACGGCGGCGGATTCATGCCCGAGCTTGGCCTGAAGCTCCTCAAGCGGCATTCCGCTGTTCAGGTCAAGACGCGCTCCGATATGCCGCAGATCGTGCGAGCGGACGTTATCAACGCCGGTGACGCGCTTTACATGGCGGCGGACGACCTCCGTCAGCCACTGCCGGCTTCCTGCATGCCATGCTTCGGCCTTGAAGTTCCTCGACTCCCTCTTTTTCTCTGCACAGGTTCCAAAGAGCGGGTCTGTGTCCTTTGCGTAGGATGGCCGGATGCCGCTGTTCAGGTACAGCCGCACGGCGGTCTGCGCGATCGGCGGGAAGTCCACGACGCGGTATTTGTTTCCCTTGCCGTGTTCAACGGTCAACTCCTCGTTTTCCCAGTCAAGGTCATTCGGGGTGAGGGCCAGAAGCTCACAGTTGCGGATCTCGGTTGAAAGGAACAGGACGGTGATGGCATAATTCCGTTCCCAATCCGGAGTGCCGCGCATTTTCGGGCGGTTGTTTCGCCACAGAAGCGCGGCCTGTTCGTCGGTGAGGATCTGGTCATACGGCCTTGCGTCCTCCTGCCGCGTGTCCGGCATCAAGAACCGGGGGATGGGATTCTTCTCGTAAAATCTGCATTCGCCAAGCTGATCTGATGTTGCATACTCGTAGAAGCTGGACAGCGTTTTCAGGTACTGCTTGATGGTGGACTGCTTTTTTCCGGAGGCGATCATGCTGTCGCGCCACGCCTGAATATCGGTAAACGATACCTCGTGGTCCCAATTTCCGCGTTCCTCCAACATAAAGCCGGAGAACAGCTTCATCACGTTATCCATGTTATCGATGGTTTTCTGGGAACGGCCGATGGCAAGCATATTCGAGCGGTAGGACCGGTACGCCTCCATGAATTTTTTCTCGGCTTTGATGGGCGGTGCCATATGTATTTCTTCCTTTCTGTATGGATTATATCAAATGAAAAAAGCAAACGTGCAACATCGGGAAATCCCAGGAAATTCAGAGGATGATTCCGGCTCCGATGGTATACCCGGCGTACATGGACGCGGCCATGGCTGCGAGGAACGCAAGCAGAAGCCAGCCGGTCAGGAACCGCTCACGACGGCGGAAGCGCGTTTCGCGTTCAACTCTGGTTCTTTCGCAGGCCCGTGCCTCCTGCGCCCTGAGATCGTCGTGGTGCCGGTTGACGATGTTTTCAAACACATTCTCCGGTGTCAGAACCGGATGCAGGATGAGGTTCATTTTCTTTTTCATTTCGATTTCCTTTCTGTGTATTTTTTCTATTTTGATTATAACAAACGCTCCAAGGAAACGTGCAACATTGCGGTTTCCTCACTTATATATCTACCGGGTGGAGCGGGTTTGTCCCGCTCCACGGTAGGAAAATTTCACTTTACCGGCATTAAAACCGGTTCGATTTCGCAGGTGCTGTCTGTAATGAGAATGGTGTTTACCTGAAAATCTCCCATTCCGGAAAGAATCATCGGGTTTTTCAGGTCAACTTCCGTTGCACCGCCGTTATAGGACAGGTAGTATTTTTCAATATCGCGCTTCGTGATTTCGTAGACGTCTTTGATCGTGACCATTTTCAATTCCTCCTATTAGTTCAGCGCCTGTTTCGGAGCGTATTTGTTGATGAAATATTTCTGCGCTTTCGGCGTTACCATGACCGTCCGGTCGATGACAGCGCCCTCTTTTGAAATGCGCGGGGATTCTTTGATGAAAAACAGACCGAGTTCGGCGGATTTCTGCGTCGGAAGATTGTAGTCGCTGCCGGTCTTGATTAAATATCCATCGTTCCGCAGAAGTTCAAAGAGGCGATTCCCACCGATAGGGAATCCGTTCTGCGTTAGAATTTTCGCAAGCTCCCGGACGAGGATATTTGTGTCGGAACTTGTGATCGCATTTGCAAATCGGACGGCCGGCGCATCTTGTTCAATCTGCTCTTGCAGCTTTGCTACTCGGTCGTTTGCAATTTGAAGCGCACGAGCCATAACCTGCTCTGGGCTATTCCAAGCTTTTTCAAGTTGGATAAAATACTGCCGCGCCAGTTTTCCTTTCTCTGTGCGCTGTAGCATACAGATTTCTTTCCCCATTTCAACGGTGATCGCTGCATCGTCAACTTCTCTGCTTACAGATCTACCGCCCTCGTTTTGAACCCGTACATTTTTGTACGGGTTGAAGTCACGCCCAGATTCAAACCCATATTCGCACATTCGTGGAAACCAGATTCTGTATGGAGTTTCCACTTCAAGAAATTCATGCAAATCTCTCGCAGATACTGTAATTCGTTCCGGGTTTTCGGTGTTCACCGGAACAATTTGTGCAAGCTCATTTTTCATTTAGAATCCCTCCCGTCGGTTCTTGTCGGCTCCATTCCGTCTTGAACGCCGAGCAGATACATACGATACGCAACGCAAGCAAGCGTATCCGCAAAGATTTCTTCGCCAGATTTACCGGCTTGCTTTGAAGCCTCTTTATGCGCCGTTTCGTATGACGCCATAAATGCGCCCAAAACTTCACCGTAGGTGCGTCCTTTCGAGAAAACGCTCATTGGGATAGATTCGTCTGGATATTTGTTTGCCATGTGTTTAATCTCTCCTATTTTTTGATTTTCCGGGGATCTCCCTAATTCCAGAGTAGCAAACGGAAAAAGCAGATGTGCAACATATCAAAGCCGAAAATTCCGCTGTGACTGAAAAATGGGTACAAAAATTCCGCGCATGACTTGACATCCGCGCGGCGCTTCGTCTATAATTGGGTAGACAAAGCCCTTGCGGTTTTGGCACAAGAGCAATCGTAGTGGGTCGCCAAACTTAGCTACGGTTGCTCATTTCTTTATTATTTATCTCTTGTCTGGTTGAGATATTCGAGGACTGCAAAGCGAATATAGCCGCTTACTGTCATCCCACGTCTTTTCGCTTCTTCTTTCATTTTCTCAATCGCTTCTGGCGGGAAAAACACGGTTATTCGTTCTGTGTTCTCTTTCGGTCGTGCCATGCGTTGCCCTCCTTTCAGACACAATAATAGCATAATAAAATGGTGCTGTCAATATATTTTTATTACATTAAAATGCAAGGCGGATGGGATTATGGGGTTCTCAGATCTATTTCACGTGCGTGAGTTGAAAGCAGAGATACTGGAATTAAAACAGAAACAAGAAAATCTCATAAGCCGAAATAGAGAACTTGAAAGCGCGTTTACGGACGAACACGGGGAGGCCGTTGGAATCAAAAAGCTGCTTCCTGAACTGCGGGCGGAGAAAAACCGGCTTGAAACGGAAATCACTCGGGAAAAAGAGGAAACTGAAAATCTGCGCACTCAAAAGGATGCGATCCGGCGGGACGTTGTAGAGCTGGAAGAGGAAAAATTGATGCAAGAATTTGGCCTGTATAAGCCGCTCTATGATTTCGCTTCATCGGAAGAATACAAGGATGCTTTGTCGGACTGCCGCGAATCACAGAAATCTATGATGCAGATGGGAACAGCGGCGGTTTGCTCTACGAAATGGCAGGTCAACGGAAGTTTGGCAGCCGGAAGGAAAATGATCAGCGACAATATCAAGTCCGCTTTGCTTGCATTTAACACGGAATGCGAAAATGCCATAAGCAAGGTCAAATTCAACAACTACGAGAGTATGAAAAAGCGGATCGAACAGATCTTCAAAAAGATCAATCGGATGAATTCGACAAATGATATAAAAATATCGGATGAATTTTTATCGTTGAAATTCAACGAGCTTTCTCTCGCTTATGAATATGCTCAGAAAAAACAGGAGGAAAAGGAACGCGCCAGAGAACAGCGCGAGATCGAACGCGAAAATCTGAAGGTCCAGAAGGAGATCGAAGCAGAACGCAAACGCATTGAAAAAGAACGCATTCATTACGAAAATCTCATGAATCGTTTGCAGGAGCAAATGGAAGCAGAGCGCAGTGAGGCCAGGAAACAGCTCATTCAGGAAAAAATCGACGCTGCCAACGGGGAATTGAAAGATCTGGACAAGGCCCTCAAAGACGTAGATTACCGTGCGGCTAATGAACGCGCTGGGTATGTTTATGTTATTTCCAATATTGGCGCGTTTGGTGAGAATGTCTACAAGATCGGGATGACGCGGAGGTTGGAGCCGAAAGACCGGATCGACGAATTGGGCGGCGCTTCGGTTCCGTTCCGTTTCGATATTCATGCTCTGATTTTCTCTGACGATGCGCCGAAACTGGAAACGGCTCTTCATAATGCGTTTGCTGACAAGCGCGTGAACATGGTAAATGGCCGGAAGGAGTTTTTTCGCGTAAGCCTGGAAGAGATTGAGCGCGTCGTTCGGGAAAACTATGACAAGACTGTGGATTTCCGATATTTGCCGGATGCCCAGCAGTACCGGGAGAGTTTGAAAATGCGGAATGTTGAATAGTTTGTCTTGTGACATTTATTATTCTGCTGAAAATATGTGATTTGTACCGCGAAGTACATAAAATTTGTGATTTCAGAAGCATGAGAAAAGCCGCCCGGTTGGGCGGCTTTTCTGCTTAATCGTAATAAACTGATTCCCCGATCTGCACCATAACGAGTGAAACTTTATCCCCGTCTACTTCTGCCATGATGCCCCATGTTTCGCTTATCATGGCTCCGTAGCTGTTTTCCGATTCAACGGTTCCTGCCATCATGTATACGCCGTCTTCACCTTTTTGGAATTCGCAGTCAGACATACTGCAAAACTTCGCACTGGAAGGGGATTTCAGATGCTTTTTCACGCACTTTTCCGCAAGGGCGTACACGCCTGCCTTGATTTCGGAACTGCTGTAGCTGCTTCCGGAACTTCTGGAAGAAGAATACGACGAACTATAGGATCGAGATGATGTGGAACGATCGGAAGATGTCATACCTCCAATCTTATCGTGCGTCTTGAATATGTCTGCGATTGCATACGCTGTGACAGCGAGGACGATAATACACAAAATAACGACACCAGGGCGAACGCCTCTCGACTTTTCATTCTTTCCTTCGGATGATCCTTTCTGCTGCTGTTCCGGCTCGCTATCGATCATGTCAAATTCGTCCAATGCGTCGTTTTGTTGAGCCTGTTCTTCCATCAGTTCCGCGTGTTCCGGCTGTTCAGGTGCTTTCAGATTCATGCTACTGATCGGATAGCCGCAGTTTGGACAGGATGTAGCCATGCTGCTTACGTCGTGCCCGCACTCGGGGCATTTTATGATTGCCATGTGTTCTCCTCCGTTCTCTTTCTGTTCACAAAATTCAAATTCTCACAACAGCGCCCTTGTACAGAATCTTCTTGCCGTTTAAGGTCACTACTTCACGGTGCATGGACACAACTTCTTTGCCGTAGGTTTCGACAGGGGAGATGTCATTCGGTTCACAGTAGGCCGTCAGACCAGCCAGATCGCCGGGTTTCAGCGGCAATCCAGTCGAGGCGGAAATAAATTCGTTTTCTTGGTTTATCCGGTACTCGCCGGG